AATATCAACTTCACCATTTTCTACAGCGACACTAAAATCGTCCGCCCTATCTTCCTTATCTCCTGTCGGTCTGTCTAGCTCCACTCGCCTATTCACTAACCTTCTTTGTGTACCTTCTGCGCTTTCTTTACCACCGCTGCCCGGTTCTTGTTCTACTACTATCCATACCTTCTTACCATCTGCGTTACTTGTTTGCATTATGACTTGTTCACGCTTCCCACTACTCCATTGCCCTCTCCTAATATCGTCTATGAAATACTTCGACTTTCTCTCTTTACCGTTCTCGTCGAAAGTGCCATTTTTCCTCGGTACTCTGTATCTTCCCATCCTTAACCCGACGGTATATGCCCCTCCACCCGCTGTACCTGCTTTGTCCCAAGATCGCCATCTCTTCTTTACATTCATTTCTCTAATTTCGTTTACATAGTTAATTTCATCTATCTTGAACATATTTCCTTCGCGCGCGCTAGGCTCTTGTTGCATTTGCCCCGCGTAGCCATAAGAGCCTAATGCGTGCTTCATATCTTGATTTGCTGTTTTTCCAACTCTATTCTTCCACAGTAATTCATCTTCCTTTGTTCTAGGATCTTCAAAACCGATCTCTGTAAAACACTTCTTTTTAACTCGAAATTCTAATGGTAATTTTAAATGTGTGTAATTGCCTTTTTCAATTACATGCCCACTTAAATCATATTGGTGACTACGCTGCATAATGATAACTTTGCCACCCGTCTCTGGATCGTTTAAACGAGTTGACATAGCTTCATCCCACCAAAGAATTGCATTTTTACGAACTACTTCAGATTCAATTTCTACAATGTTGTGTGGATCATCTACGGTAATAATGTGGCCTCCCTCTCCCGTCACAGCCCCGCCAACCGACGTAGCAAGCCGATATCCACCGTCGGTGTTGTAGTAGCTCGACTTGACGTTTTGATCGCTGCTGAGAGCAATGTGGGGCCAGCGCTGTTTAAACCAAGTTGAATTAATTATCCTTCGTGATTTAACTGCGTCTCTAATTGCTAATTGATGGGCATATGAACTTGTTAACCATTGCATTCCTGGATTCTGTATCCAACTCCAAACAGGCCAAAACACAGAAATGATTAAAGACTTCATAAAACGCGGAGGTATATTTACAAGTAAGTTTCTAATTTCTCCGCTTTGTACTGCTTCGCAATGTTCGGCAATTGCTCCTATATGCCAGTTGTTTTTAAATTCTGTTTGTGGTTCTACTACATGCCAAGCTTGTTCAATAAAATTCACAAGATGCCGAGTTGCTAATTCCGTATCTATAGCATCAGGCTGTTCTAGTAATTCCTCTACGGAGAGCAAGTAAAATCCTCCCCTTCAGTAAGTTCTAAAACTTCCTTCTCTGGTTCTTGTGAATTTGATTGAATAAGTTCTAGTTGTTTACGTAGCTCTTTAATTGCTACGAGTTGTGCAGTGGGAATTTGTTTCAGTTCGAGTTTAAACGTTTCATCTTCTGTTGTATTGAGATCAATAACAACTTTGTCACCATACCTACCTGGATTCATCTTTGACGCTAAGAACTTTCTAGCGTCAATTGACATTCGAGCAGATTCAATACTTCTTTGTTTTGCGTAAAACTCCGCGCGTTTTATTTCTGAGTAAGTTGCATCAATTGGTAAATTTTCAACTGCGCGTTCTGCTGCAAGTCTTGCAATGTCATCTACGTTATCTGCAATCATGATGATATCATGTGCAAAAGAATCAGCTTGGTCTAATCTTGCGCGCGCGTACAAATTCGCCCAAGACCTTTCCGCCCCATTTTCACCATTTGTCCAACGCCACACAGTTGTCGAAGTTGGCATATTTGGATCAAAACAAATTTGACGTAAAGTCTCGCCGTTTCTCAATCTTTCTAAAAGTTCATTAGCTAATGTCTTTTCAAACTGTATAGGTTTAGACACGCTATTTCCTCTTAGTTAGCTACATACAGCACGCTCTTATGTATGTCAATAATCTCAAAACATTTACTCCTTTATATGTAAGTGGAAGCCCATTCTAAAAACACTTCTTTGTTTAAACGGATATACAATCCATCTACGCCTATCGTTTCAGACGAAATTAAAAATTCCCACTGTTTGTAGTTTTGTCGAAACATAACAACAGGTATATACAATTTACCCAATGCTTTAAATTTAACATGCACTGTATGAATTTGTATCCACCATGCATTTAACGATAAAGTCTCTTGCCGTTTAAACTCCCAAATAAATGGCTTGCTAAATGCATCGGCCCCAAAGAAAGATTGATTGTGTATGCGAGCTACTTTAAATCGACTTCTATATAGATGTGTTGATAACCAATCGCAAGCTTCGTCTTCACCATCTTTACCTTTTTGTTTTCTGTTAACCATTTTCACTTCTAACACAATATTCACTACACAATATATTAAATGTATTTTTACTAGTAACAGTTACCCAACCTATGGGCATAACATCTAAAATATCTTGATATACGTCGTTAGTAATAACAATTTCTTCTTTAACACAATTATCACATTTAAATTTTATCTCAACCATCGTATTCAACATGCTCCAAACCCCAAAGCATTGAACCAGAATCATTTCTACCAAGTTCTATTTTATGTCCACTGTGCATAAACTCAAATTGAATAGCACGTACCATAATATCAACTCCAGCTTCTAAAGTATGTCTTTCATCTTGATGTATTGAATAAATAATTTTCTCTTTACAATCGTGACATACAAACATAACTTTAATCATATTTGGTCCTCCTTCAGTGTATTTAACACTATTCGGTTTACAATAAATTACTTCCCCATTTACAATCACTTTTGTAATTGCATCAGTAATCACTTTTCAACTTGCCTTTCATATAATTATGATATCCAATAACATGCGCAGCAGTCATTTCTTTTTCAGTCGATTCTAATTCATCGAATTGCCAAGGTGGATAATAAACTTTCACTACGACATATTTTCCTTGTATCATTACGATTTTCTTCTCTTTATATACGCATTTTTCACACATGATAACTTTTCCATATAATCATGAGAGTTTGATTAACATGCATAGTTTAACTACGCTTACTACGTCCTTACTACCATTTTACTACCACTTTACTACCTTACTTACTACCTATAACTATATAATATATATACATAATCTTGATTATTCACTCTGTTTTAGGCTTGACCCCGACCCCTCAAACTCACCCACTCTTTACCTACCCGACACCTACTCTTTACCTGCCCATTTGGCGATCGCCTCCGCACGCAGGCGGGGGTCTTTTCAAGATGCATTTCAAATGCTCTATTTACAATTTAAAATCAAATACTTACGGGTAGTAAGAAACGTAGTAAAATGGTAGTAAATGGGTAGTAAACGGGTAGTAAATAGGTAGTATTTTAAGTTATCAAATGATGTTTATGAACCTTTTAGCAAAATTATATTCAACTTCAATTGTCTTAATTTCGCCAACTGAAGAGTGAAATTTTCCTATAATACCGCCAACCCATCTACCTTTTCCTCTAAATCTAAAATAAATACTAAGATGATTAGCATAGTTAAATGAAATCCAAACCTTTTGATTTTCGTTAAATCTATGTGTTTTTCTAGTTGATTTGAAATATTGTACTTTAATCATTTCAAGCATCTATCTTTTTCCATCCTTCATCATTTATTTGGTAATGCATACCATAACCAGGACAACTAAATAATTCTCTATCCCAGTTAATTGTTGAATTCCAATTTAATGCGCTAAAATATTTTCCAGTTATCTTAATACGTCTACATTTACATAAAAATCCATTATGTTTATTCATGCAAAAAATTCCAAGTAGTAAACCATCACGATTTAGCACTTTGCGGTGTAAATTGGTTTCATGGTGGCACGTTGTACAGTCACTCATTATTTAAATATATATGTATAAGTATTCAAAACTAGCGTCATTAAATTGACCTTCTATACCAGCCAATTTGATTTTTGTACGCCAACTATGTTGTTCAATATTTACCACTTCATAAACTTCTCCTACTCTACATTCTTTGCTAGGGTCGTCATTGTTACCCCAACTTGTTTGGTTTGAATCTGCTCCTAGAAATCTTACTTTAATCATTCTATACAACTCACTTTCAAGTTTCTAACTCCCTGTTTTAATTCTAAACGCAAACCTTGCAATAAATGGGTCAAATTACAGGACGCCGCTGTTTCTCTACCCTGTTTAGTAAAATTTAAATCTTCAATATGTTGTGGTAATTGTATTTCAAGTATTTCTGCTAGCCATCCAGAGAAAAAATCATTTCTAGTCTCAATAATTATTTTCATCTTTTTCTCTTTTCCAATTTTTCTACCTTACCTTTCAAAAACACCATATCTGTTTTCAACAGTGTTACATCGTGTTGTAATTGTTGCTCTGGCGTTCTACCTTCGTGAGTAACTTTAAAATAACACATACCGCAAATATAGAAATTACAAAATTCTAAACGTTGATGGAATTTATTCTTGCAAAAAATCGCAGGGTTCTTTTTTATTTGATGATATTTCCATTATTCCACCTATGTTAACGGGTTCTTTATTCACCATTTTATAAACACCAAACCAATTATTCCAATTAAAAGTAGTGTTATACCAATTTCAATCATAGCCAAATATCCTTTGCTTGTTCTGCTTCTATTTCTTTGTGCTCTTTCCATCCGTCGTAAATTGATTTAATAACTACCTTCATATTAATAAACCATATAGTATTCCTACGAGTAAAATAGTCAAAATCATCATGATCTTTTACAAAACCAACTCTTGATATTGGGAAGCACAATGGATCATCTTTTAATGAAATTTCACATTGATAAAATTCTGTATATTCATCACAGACTAATTTATATGTAGTATTTTTAAATTCAAAGTTTGTTTTAAAACTAACTTCCCCATCAAGTATTTCGTGAATCATTTGTGCTGAATTTCTTTCACTCATGCCAATCTGGATTCCTTTCTTTTGCAATTTTTGCGTATTTTTCAATCATTTCAAGTCCATCTTTTATATCTTCACTAATTAGTGTCAATTGATTTTCTTCATACCAAGCAACCATATTCCACGGTTCGTCATTTTCGTTAATAAGCATTAAATTGTAACTTTTTATATTATTGCCGCCAAATTTCTGTGCATAGGTATATGAAATTATTGCATCTGTATTACATTCAAAATGGCTCATACAACTCGGCATTACTTTATCAATTCTTACTCTTTGTCCTCTTAGGAATTTTTGTCCAGGTTGATCCTCTTGAATTGGCATTTGATGCATTACTTGTGCGTCTGCTAGCCTTACTGCGTATTCTTTCATTTAGATTCCTCTTCTGCTTCTATATTTTTAAGTTTTTGTGTAATAACATTTGCACATAAAACAACACTTTGTTGTAAATGTTTAAAATCTTCTTCATCTAATTCAAAACTAACCATTTTAACAAAAATCTCTGCCGCCAATTCTCGGCGGAATGCTTTTAGTGAATTGCTTCCGTTAGCCATTTTTAATCCTATATAAAATCTTTTTCTTGTGGTAGCCTACCAAATTTTTCAACCCACATATCTCCAAAAGTGCAGGCTGCCGAATGTCTAAACATAAATAAAATTTCATCATTCAGTATTTTATCAACAGATAGACAATCTGAATATGACATTTCTGGGTCTGTATTTGATTTAAAATTAACTTCGTAATGTTTTGGTTTTCCTGTTGATAATTCATAATGAACATGAATTCCTGTTATAGTAGCTTTCAAAGTTTTCATATTTAAAAATACATTCTCCAATTAATTAAAATCAACCATAATCTGTGACAAAATTTACAAGTTATAGGGCCTATAAATAACAATACAACAAACCACCAATTTAAACATTCAAATAAATCAAATGCTTTACCCAAGCAAATACCAAATATTAAAACTTCTATAAAAACAAGACTATAGTTACGCATGTTTAAACGTAATTCCCATATTCACCGTAAACAATACGGTGTGCCCAATCCAACATAGTTTCTCCTGCATTTCTAGGTATCTTTTTATAGATTTAAATGTAATTTCAGATCTTTTTTCTCGTTTCATCATTTCTCTTAATTGTTTTCGTTGCATTTTTGCTCGTTCTCGTTCATGGCTATACATTTCTTCTCAGCCTTTCTCATTATGAATTTGCGTTCTTTTAACAACCATAAATAACCAGCTAATCCTTCATTAACTGGACGTTTTGCTCCTTCGATAAATACCTGCCTTGATTTTGGATGAAACACATAAACAACTCTTTGTAATAATGGTATATCTACAATTAATCTACGCCTATCTATTTTCATTTATCACTTATTTTTACTCCGACGGGATTTTGATATTTACTATTCCTCACAAACAACCATTATTTCAACCCGACCATCTAATTCTCTAATTCTCGTTGTTAATGAGAATCCCGAGTATTGGTTGGCCGGGCATTCCAAGAGGGATAGGTGTAGGTGTGGGCGTAGGAGTAGGATCAGGATCTACAATAACAGAGAAATAAACTTTTTCAGATCGTGGTGACATTGGGCCTTGATTATTCATATCATCGAGAGCAGCAACTTGAACTTCAATACGTTCACCATCAACACCAGTAATTGTTGCAGAGTTAATATCAACAATTTGTTCTGATTTCCAAGGTGGGGTATTATTTCGCAAAATTTGAACTACATAATTTACAACTGGTCCAGTTGCTGGCGTCCAAATAAATGTTGCTTCTGTACCTATAACTGTGTTGCTGTCATCTTGCGCAAAAGCTGGAGTAGCCAGAAGCAGAAAAATAACTAGAATTATTCGTTTCATGATCTCTCCTTTATTTCTAAACCTACAATTGGTAAATCAACTTCAAATTCCTTACCACATATTTCATCTTCTTTTACTAACACAATTATGTAACCTTCTTTCTTTTTCTTACCATCCACTCATACAAACGAATAGCTGTTCTAATGACATTAGCAATTGAAGTTTCGCTTAATCTATGTTTAAACGCCTCCAATTCTTTAAAAGCCATTTCTCCTAAATCAAATTGTACTCTCTTTAATTCCTGTTTCATTCTAACAACCTTTTGATATCTTGCTTTGCTAGTGGTTCGTCATCGTCGATCATTTGAATTACAGTTTGAATCTTTTTTAATTGTGTAATTGATTGTCTAATCATTTGTTTGTGTGCGCCTATTCTATACGAGACCATTTCAGTTTCTACCATATAGTTTAAACCATCAATAAGTTCGTCTAATTCAATCATTTATTTTTCTCTCTTTGAAATTATTACAAGCTGGTAAATAATTTGGTCCGTGTGGCGGATTAAGATGCTCAAAGTGTAATGCATAAGTGTAACCGCATTCACCGCAAATTGTTCCAATAGGAATTACAACTTCTGGTTGTATTTCTTTCTCTTTAAACTCACTACAAACTTGAAGTGCCACCCTTTTAGCTGGATAACTATCTACGTGATTTGAATATGTGTTACCACAAGTATCGCAAATTGTTTCTGATTTTGGTGCTATTATGAAATTTATACTAATTTTTTCTCCAGGTTCAATATCCCCAATAGGAATTTTAAAACTTGAATCAAAACAACTTGATTTTTCTGAATTACAGATACTGCAATTTGCAGCTACATTAGTATGTTCACACAATTCTGGTTCTTTTAATCTACTACGAAAATGTAAATCAGATTTTGGTCTACCTACATATCCATTTTCATCAGCAGAAATTTCTTCTTCATTCATTTGTTCGACAATTTCTTTTACTACGTCATAGAATTCTGAAAATGGCATCCCTTTCGGTGGTTTAAGCCTAACTGTATAAAATTTAATTGGTGACAACAATTTAACAGTCATATTAACGACTATTTTGCCTTCTTCATAATTGCATTCTACTTTGATTTCATTTGACAAGATGATCTACCCTCAGTTTCTTTTCCATTTTCATTTTTGCTCTTATAACTAATGCAACACTAGATAAACCAAATGCAACACCAGCTAAGAAAGTCAATACATACCAAATCATGTTAATTCTCTAACTTTTTCTTCAAAATCACAGTTACATTTTGATCTACTATCTGATCTAACAGCACAATGTAATGTGTGTTTCCCAAAACGCAAAAATGCGTCACGTAGGTTTAAACGGTGTTCATGCTCTGAAATTAGATCGCGTGCTATTTGTGTGATTTCTTTAGCTTCAAAAAGATCGCCAGCTATAAAATGTGAAACATCCTTAACTCTTTCTATTTTACTAATCACTATCACTCTCCAAATACTGTTTTAGTTTAATTAATGATAACCAAGTAAGCTCTATATCATTACGACGGTAAAGACCTTCACTAGTCAATTGTGAATCAACATCCCATTCTTTAATTATACTTTTGCATAGTCTTTCAAAATCTTTTATTTTCTTTTCAAGATCATTAAGACGTTTTACTGCTATATCTTCTGATATTACTTCATTTTCTTCATTATCATACATATAACCAACTGAGGTTTCTCTATTGTATTCATATCTATTCGCCATTATCTCTCTCTAATTTACGCGCCGCGTCTCTAAGCATATTAGCAATTTTCATTTTTGGCCCCCAAAAAGTTACTGCACTTCTATCGTCATCTTCTGGTGTATCATGTAGTTTTTCAGATGAATCAAGATAAATTCTAATCCCAAAAAATACTTCACCTTCTTCAGTTTTCGTTCTTACTACTTCAAATGGTCTATCGTCGGCCAATTCTTCGGCATAAACATTAACTCTCATTATAACTATATCCCTTGATTATCCCTGCTCTAACTGCAAACAAGGTTAGTTCTGATGATTTGTGTACATCAAGTCTATGTATCAAATTATTTCTATGTGAATCAATTGTTTTTGTAGTTGTACCGAGTATCACACTTATTTCTTTACTTGATTTACCAATTGCAATAAAACCTAAAACCTGTTGTTGCCTAATTGATAATTTATCATATTTTTCCTTATCGTTTAAATTGCCCATTAATTTATTAACTCCAATTTTGTAACCTTCTCTTCTTTTATCATACCAACTTTAATCAAAGTTTGTATAACAAAAATAACAGCTTGGCTTGATGCTTTTTCTGATTTAGAGACTTTTGAAAGTTTACCTTGCAATTCTTTTATTTCTTGTTTCATTTTTTCATTTTCTGCAAATAAGATTGTATATTTTAAAATAACCCAATCAAGTCTTTCATTCGGTGACCGTTTTTTTAGATAGATTATTTCTTGAGGGTCAATCGGCATTTTCTTTAAGTTCTCCAGGAGTAATTTCAAATTCCCTTAAAACAATTTCAAGTTTTTCTGCTCTTAATTCTGATTCATTGAAATCAGAAGTAATATCAACGCAAGCTTCGCATCCATAACAGCGAAAAGTGTAATACGCTATTCCATGATTTTCTCTACTAGTAGCAGCAATACACATCATTGTTTTTTTACAGACGGTGCAAATTAATATCATTTTCTTCTTTTCCGTGTTGTTTTATTGCTTCAACTAAAATTTCAACCTGTTCATTTGATTCCATCAAATCTCTTTCTAATTCGTCAATAACCTTTCCTGCAAATATAAATACTACGCAAAAACCAATAACAAAACCTACAAGTACTCCTGCAATTACTATATCAAGTGCATATGTTGTATCAAGCCACATTCTTTAAATACCACGGACCAACAGTTTGTGAAAAGCCCGAAGCATTTTTGTGTCCACCACCACCATATATTTTTGCAATTTCTGAAACATCAAAATCACCTTCGCTGCGTAATGAATATTGAAATTTACTATCTGATTTTTGAAACCATGCCATTGCGTAATCAATTCTATCAACACGTTGCAAAATTTCATGACAGGTTTCACTAGCAAAAGTAAGTGGAGCATTTACAATTCCAAGCCGATGTTCTTTTAGAACCATAAAATCCATTTCATCGGCGAGCAATTTAACCTGTTGTTGTGTATAACGTAGAATGTGTTCACCACGTTCAATCATTACTGCCATCGGCCAATAATGGAAATTATCCCAGTTTTCAAATGTCATTTCGTAAGATGCCATATATGCATGAAAAGCTTTTGTTCCGCCATAATTGAATTGCCAAAGATCTCTATCCTCGACACATTCAATCCAATGCGGCATTACAATATTTTCTAAATCATTTACAGTTTGTTTTTTACTGTACACAGAACTAAAATATTCCCAAGCTAAACCTGCTCCAGAATGTTCAATATCAAAATGACAGAAATCAAGACCTTCACAATCTTTTTGAGCTGAAACATGATGGTCAAGAACTTGAAAAGTTCCACCGATTTTTAACATTTGACCAATTTTAATCATTTGTTCTCTTGGATAACTAAAATCAAGAATAAAAACTGAATCTGCTTGTTTGATTTCTTCCCAAGGTGGATCATTACCAAATACACCAGAATAAAATGTAATATCCGATTCTGGTCCTTGTAAAAATCTATTTGCAATCCAAGCCGATGTAAAACCATCGTAACAATTACCATGATATATAATTAGATATTTATGCATTATTTTACCCCTTCTTATTCAAACTACTTTTTCGCCGCCACATTCTGGACAAACTCCAGAACCACCGCAATCTTCACATTCATCGTCGAATGTTTCTACGCATTTTAAACAATTTCCTGTCGCCTTACATGCTTCACAAGGAACTTCTTTCTTCGGCATTTATTTGTTCCTTTAATTTTTCTGCGTCATTTGGAGAACATATAATTGTGTTTCCATTCATTATATATGGTCCCATCGGTATAAATTTGTAATTCTCTTTTCGCTTTCTCCACTTCTTTCTAATTCTCTTTGTCTTTGATTTTGGGAAACGAAATTGAATTGATTTTTGCAAGTAATTACTAACGATTACTTTCATTCCACCAAAATTAACAAGAGAGTCAATAATACTAGGTTTGTAAGATGGGAAATTAATCGGTAACCCATTTCCAGTTGTAAATGTATTCATTTTTCCATAGGCGTCTAGAATAGTTTGTTTTGTACATACACTCATTATTCTTCCATCAGCAATACAAAATCGTCGGTGACCTTGTAAGCTACTTTCGTTCTAACACCCATTATTCTTAGCTTATCTTCATGCACAACTACAATCAAGCCGTTCCGCATCATGTAGTATAACATTTTTTCAACGCCAGATCTAGGATTTTGTCTTTCTGGGTCGTCGTTCATTCTTCTCAACACTTCGTTGTTTCGTAAACATTGAGATAAATTAGTTGACGTAAAAATTCCCTTACCTTTTAATCCTTTTGGTACAGATTTCTTTCGATCATTATAACCATTATTCAAGATTTTAGACACAACAGGAGCAATTAAATTTTTTACAATTATCATCATATCATCAGAAGCCCCATAAGATAAAGCCTCTTCGATAGTTTTGATTTCACCTTCAATAGCTTCTCCTGCCCATTTGTATTCTTGTTGGCCGATACCGTTTAAACCATTCATGATCGACGTTATTGATGCAATCTTGATTATCTTTATAAACGATCTTGACGCCATAGCTCGACGTAATTGATCGCCTTCTCTTTTGTATTTATTTTCTATATTAGTCCAGTAATCAGAATCGACTTGAATATTTATGTTAGACGTATCAACATTAATTATTTTACTAGAATTTTCATTTTGTTGTGGTAAACATTTGCGTATTAGATCCTTAATCCTAACTAAAATTTTGGGATCAAATTCTTTCCGTCGGTGAGTATTTAATTTTTTCTTGTCACGCATTGAGCGCATAACCCAAATTCGAGCAATGTCCCCCGAAACAGTTGCATCTTTAGCTTTCAATGCGCGCAAATATGAAAGTGGTGTAGAAACATGCGCGATAGTCAATGCTGGAGAGGGAATAGCTGGAATTGTATTTTCTGAATTTGAATAACTTTCACCACCAGCATATTCACCAGCTCCAGACGAACTAAAAATATCGAGCATTACACGGGTTAATCCTTTTTGATCCCCCGCTGTTGATTCACTCATTAAACCCGATTCTTCTAACACGCAAACTCTTGAAAGACCACCAGCCATCATATCAAATAAAGCTTTTGGGCCAGTAAACCTAGAAGCACCTTTAAAAGATGGGCCACCTTCTAATACGCATTTTTTTAATAGAATTGTGTTGATAGTGTTTTTCAAAACAGCTTTACCAATTCCTGTATCTGCTAATAGGGCAACATACAAATTAAGTCCAGTGCCCAACACGTTATAACTACGACCAATAATGCCAGCCACAAGAGCAAACGAAGCCATAAGAGAAACCTCTTCGTTAGCGTGAGGTGCTGTTTCAAAAATGTTCTCACAAAGAATTCCCATTAATCCGGGTGGGTATCCAGTGTTTAATTGATATTCAACTATTTCAATTTTGGGAATTTCGATATCTGAGACGAGAGGATTGTCTTTTACGAAACGAATTGCATCGGTAATATTTGCAGAGAGATATTCAGGACGAATTCTTGCTTCCCATCGTTCGTCTTGAACTTTTGAACGATCCATTATATCATTAATTAATGCAAGTAATTCATCAGGGTTTTTGATACCGCAATTAACCCAGTGATTGAGTAACCACAGGATTGAACCGTGAAAATTTGTACCTTCAACGATTGCTTCGCGCGCATCATTGAACGACGCAAATTTTAAATTGACAGCGCCGTTTAAACGCTTTTCTCTAACACTCTTTGATTTAATGGTATTATCGGGAGGGAAAGAATTTACAATTGTAAGCCAGCTATAAGGCTTTTCGTTAAACACATAAAACGTTGATTCGTAAGGTTCTTTCTTGTTGTGTTTAAACCCTGGAATACGGAGAACCCGAACTAAATCTTTTGCATTACCGTCAGTGTTGAATTTATTAGCTATGCCATTCATGACATAACCCCATTCTTCTATTTCGTCGGTAGTTGTAAGCCAATAATAATGAAATTTCCCTTTGCTTGTTTCAACAACGATGTTCGGTATGATCGGAAAATCATTTCTCGGCGTTTCTCTAATTTCGTCATCATCAGCCCATATTGCTCTGATAGATTTGAGCATTGTAGAAGTTCTGTGTCGCTGAGGATCTTTCCGTCTATCAATTTCATTGACGCAAAAGAAAATTCCATATTCATTTTCGTTTTTTATCCTTAACTTTGCAAGAATATCATCTCTACTTAATTCGTAACCTTCATGATAATGTATTGGTAGTCGATACGGTTTGCGATCTTTGCTTTTATCGTCGATCGCGCAAAAAACGTGGTTCCCTGGGAAGGAACTTAAAAATTCTTTCGCATCTTGCACCTTAACCCCTTCTCTTGGTGCTTTGTTTCTAACCCCTAATCAAAAAGTGGGGCACCCTATTTAAGACTATAGAATGCCTAAACAGAGTGCCCCGACAAAAGCTGGAAGGGGTTACTTACAGCAATTGCCACGCGCATCAGGCGATCTTAAAGTGTAGCATAAAAAATTGTTTAAAGCTAACAAGTGGGCTAGTGATTAGCTTTGCACAAAAATTTGTGTTATAGTCCGTCAGACCAAAAACAACGCGACACAGAAGGGGTTGATTTCATTACATTATTAATCATGTATGGTTTGTGCAAACGCTCCATTCCCCTCTCACATTTAAAATAAGGAAATCATTATGGGCGCAACAGCAAGAAAAACTTCTGGTTTTGGAATCGCACATTCAGCTAATCGAAATAGAAAAGTCAAAATAGTTGTTATGGGGACTTGGAAAGAGAAGCGTTTAAACTTCTTCAAAAGGAATGTTCGGCTTGCTGCGTCTGCAAAAGCTACAAGAACTTCTTTAGAAGTAACACAGGAAGAAATTGCAAAGCATTATGGTGTTACTCAAGGTACAGTTTGTAATTGGGAATCTGGAAAATACAGTTGGCCCAATGGTGCAGCTGAATTGTTTGAATATTACTCTGTAATTAGAAAGATCGCTGGAGTATGATTAATCTAGATCCTAACCTAGTTTTTGATTGGGGAGTACAAAAGGCTAATCTTGACAAAGCAAAAGCAGCAGAAATGAGATTGCGTAAAGAAATTTGCAATATCATTTTTGATGGTCAAGAAGGTAAGTTTTCTAAGAAATACAAAATTACTGTTGATAGTATTCCCCTTGAATTGAAAGCAGAAAGTAAAACAAAACTTAAACTTGATGAAGCTAATTTCAACACTCTAATTTTAACTTCTGAAGAGGATGATTGTTTTACACCGACGGTAAAAATGAGTGAAGCAAAAGTAAGAAAACTTCCTAATGATTCACAAATTTGGGGAATTATTACAGAAGAACCTTCTTCACCCGCTCTTTCATTTAAGAAGGTAAATAAATGACACAGCTACAAACAATTGACGAAGCAATCGGTGAAACAGGAATTAAAATTTGTGTTTATGGTCCCGCTGGTTCTGGTAAAACTGTTCTTAGTACAACTGCAAATGCCCCAACAATAATTCTTAGTGCTGAAGCTGGTTTACGTTCTTTGAAAAATATTCCTGGAACAAAAAAAGAATTGTGTAGAATTTGGCAAATTAAAAAATTGGCTGATATGCACGCTGCATTTATGTGGTTAGAACAAGAAAAACGTGCAGACTGGTTAATGATTGATTCCATCTCTGAAATTGCAGAAGTTTTGCTAGGTATTAAGAAAGGTGAATTAGCAGATAAACGTGCAGCATATGGGAATATGGCTGATGATATGCTTGACACTATTCGCGCATTGAGAGATTTGCCATATTACAATGTAATGATGACTGCAAAACAAGATCATTGGAAAGACGATCACAGTGGTATAACTCGTTTTGTTCCAATGCTGCCGGGGCAAATACTAACTAAATCAATTGCATATTTGTTTGATGAAATGTTTGCTCTTAGAGTAGAACCAAATCCAAACTATGACGCGCAAACAATGACAGAAGATCAAAAAGTAATGCGTGTACTTCAAACTGGTTTAGATATTTCATATGAAGCAAAAGATAGATCTGGTTTATTGAATATGTTTGAGCCAGCAAATATTGCACATATTGCAGCAAAAATTAATGCAACTAATTAAAAGGTAAAATAATGACACAACTTCCCGCAGCATTTAATCCGTCTGCTCCTGGGCAAAAAGGAATGACAGATTTTACACCAATTCCTGTTGGCACTTATAAAATAAAAATGGTTGATTCAAATATGAGACCTAATAATGCTGGAACAGGAGAGGGTTTAAACACTAAATGGCAAGTTATCGAAGGAGAATTTGAAGGTAGATTTCTTTGGTCTTTACTTAACTTGATTAACCCAAGCGCACAAACTGTTGAAATTGCACAAAAAGAATTGAAATCTATTTGTGATGCAGTAGGTATTGCACAAGGTTTTGAAGATACAGTAATTTTGCATAATATTCCTTGTTGGGCAAAAGTTGGTATTCAAGCTGCAACATCACAATATGCAGCAAAAAACAAAATTCAAAATTATGCACCACTAGAAGGTGCTGACGCACCAGGAGTTGCCGTCGGGGAGATGGCTGCTGCTGCTAATATCCCGCCTACACCCGCTAATCCGCAAGTAGAGGCTCTAGCACCAACACCGACGGCAAATGCTTCTGGCGGGCAACCTCCGACGCCAAATTGGGGCGGAGCAGCGTCTACTGGTGAAGAAAAGAAAGAAGAAATTTCTGTTGATGAAAGTAAACCAGCAAAGAAAAGTCCGCCTTGGGTAACTGGTTAATTTATGAAAACTCAGGAGTTAGGATAACTGGAAAATCCATTGGGTTGTGGCCCCGAAAATAAAGGTTCAAGACCTTTACTCCTGATTTACATACAAAGGTAATCAATGGCTATAATTCCGCAAAACCCAAATGTCACATTAGCGCGTTTAAACGCATTAGAATTCCCACAAAGAAATGGGAATACTGTTGCTATGTCAACAATTGGTGATAGTTGCGATAGAAAATTATGGTTTAATTTACATTGGATTTCCGAACCTGAAATAATCAATGTTCGTATAAAAAATCTTTTTGCTACTGGTACAAGAGCAGAAGATTTTATTATTAAAGATCTTGAAAAAGTTGATATCAAAATTACAAATAGGCAAGAAGAAATTTGGGCCGCAATGGGTCATGCACACGGTTTTACCGACGGTAGAGCAAATGATGTACCAGAAGCACCAAAAACACAACATTTACTTGAAATTAAAACACATAATCTTAAATATTTCAAAAAACTTCAAAAAGAAGGTATAAGAGTAGGTTTCCCAAAACATTACGCTCAATGCCAACGTTACATGAAAGCTTTAAAATTGAAAAGAACTTTGTATGTTGGTTACTGCAAAGATGACAGCGCATATTACACTGAAAGACTTCGTTATGATCCTGGTTACGCTGCCGATCTCGTTCGTAAAGAGGAAGGTATTGTTTTAGCTACTGTTCCACCAATAAACAAATTCCATAAAGGGTGGTTTGAATGTACATGGTGTAGACACAATCAAGTTTGTTACGAGAATAAACCAGTCGCAAAAAATTGCAGAACATGCTATAATGTTGATAAGGCCAAAGATGGGAAATGGATTTGTACCCTCAATGGTGAACATGAAATTCCGCATGAAGTTCAATTAACTGGTTGTGACTATCATAAGCCAATAAAAATAGTGTGAGGCAAACTAAAAAGTATAGTTTTATTGAATCTTGTATTAATTCATTTGTTGGGTATTTAATAAGTTCAATAGTATGTTATTTTGTGTTACCTGAATTTGGATTTAAAGTAAGTTTTAATAATGCATTATCAATAACTTTTATTTTTGCTATTATATCAATTATACGTTCATATATAATTAGAAGAATTTTTAATAATATAAAAATAACTAGGGTAAACCCATGAAAAATAGAAAAGGTAGAGATTCTAAATATTTTAAAGATACTTCTTCTTTTTGGCAGCCAAGAGCATGGGGAAAACTTAGATTACCCGGTAAATTAGGTAAATCTACAAAGCCATCCTGGTATGGTAAGAATTATCCTAATTCGATTGTTGCAAAAACCGTTTTAAAACCGCTACCTAAAGGTAGTAAAGCAAATTCAAGAAAGAGAAGGAAGCGCCGCTGGTATGCAAAACACCCTATTGAATCTTCCTGAACCTCGCTGGTATCAGACAGAAGCAACAAATGCAGTAATGGATTTGTTAGCTAAAAATGATATTAACATTCATCCTGTTGTGGTCGCACCGACGGCATCCGGCAAATCTTTGATGATTTGCGATTTGATAGATCAATACATTACACAAAATATTGACGCAAAAGTTTTAGTTCTTTCTCACGTTAAAGAAATTCTCGATCAAGATTTTGAAGCATTAAACGATTACTTTTCTGGTAGTGGTGTCGGCCTTTACAGTGCTGGTTTAGGTTTTCGCGACGTTGACCAAATTACCGTCGCTGGTATTCAATCTGTTCATAATAAACCAGAACTATTTAAAGATGTAAAGTTAATTATCATTGATGAATGCCATTTAGTAACAATTCGTGGAACTGGTATGTACCGAAAGTTTCTTTCTAAGATGAAAGCAAACTATGTCGGTTTTACTGCTACGCATTTTCGTTTAGGGCATGGATATATTCATAAAGGTGAAGGTGCATTATTCACAGATATCGCTTATGATATGTCAAAGCCAGAAATTTTTAATCGGCTAGTTCATGAAGGTTATCTCTGTAAATTAATTGCGCGAGCAACAGATATGCGCTTTGATGCAGAAGGAATCAAACTAATAGCACAAGATTACTCTGTAAAAGAACTAAGTTTAGAATTTGATAGAGACGAAATTACAGAAGTTGCTGTTAAAGAAATTGTAAAGTACGGACACAATTACAAAAAGTGGTTAGTCTTTGCAATTGATATCAAACACGCTGTACATATTACAGAGGCGTTTAAACGGTTAGGTATTAACGCTGCTTGTGTTCATTCAAAGATGAAAGATAGTGATAGAGATAGAATCATCGAAGCGTATAGAAGTGGGAAGTACAGAGCAGTTGTCAACGTCGATATTCTCACAACAGGCTTGAATGTACCTGATATAGATTTAATTGCTCTCTTACGCCCAACAAAATCGCCTGTATTCCACGTTCAGTCTATCGGGAGAGGTTTGCGCGTTTTCCTTGGGAAAAATCACACTTTAGTTTTAGATTTCGCGCAAAACATTTCTAGACTCGGGCCAATTAATGATGTTGTCGTTAAGCAAAAAGAAAAAGGTAAGAAAGGACAACCGATAATCAAAGAATGCCCATCATGCCAAGCTTTAATCGCACCGGCAGTTAGAATTTGTCCGGTATGTGGATATGAATTCAAATTTAAAACGCATCTGACAGCAAAACCTGGAACAGATGATATCGTTAAGAAAACAGAAATAAATATTGCAAAATGGCATGATGTTAAAAATGTGAAATATCGAATTCACAAGAGGGTTGGAAAGCCAGATATTTTGTTGGTTAAGTATACAGTAGGAATTCAAACTATATCAGAATGGATTTGTTATGACTACGAAGGTTATCCAAAATATTCTGCTGATAATTGGGTAAGGTTCCGATCTCCAGAAGGAATGCCAAAGCCTGAAAATGTTGCACAGTTATTCGAGTGGTCGGAATGGTTGAAGCAACCGAAGAAGATTTTCACAAATATGGGAGATAAATTCCCAAAGATTACAAGTGTAGTTTTTGAATAACCTTTTGTGCAAGATCAATCACATCTCCTTCAATTATACTTTCACAACTAGCAATTTCAGTTAATACATTTAACATCATTTTAAATTCTTCATGATAGCTAATACTTCCTGTTGTTCTTTGATCTTCAATGATAACTCTGTTTGTAATATAAATTGCCATTGAGGGTTAACAGCATCAATCCTATTAATATGAACTTTACTTTCTCCTTCTTTATCTCCATGTTGAATAGTAATTTTCAAGTCATCCATTATACAAAATCCTCCCATGAATTCTTTACATCATAAACATTTTTGCCAGTTGCTTTGAATCTTGCTCTACCCTCTATATTCAATTGATTTACAAGAGGATACCAAGCTTCGTCCATTGATTTATTCAATCTCATCATGTAAAGAACAGCTTTCTCGTGAAGAAATTCGCGCGTACTAGAATCTAGACGTTGAAAATGTATGCTACCAATAGTTATATTAATATCTGATTGACTACTTGTAGAAATTCTTACTCTAATTTTCCCACTTCTAGTCCCAGTGAAATTAAAAGTAATATGCTCTCCGTTGATTCTCATGACAACCCCAACAAGCTTTTAATATTATCCAATGCATCTTGCTCTGTATCAAATTGGCCGCACCATTCATGTTTCATTTTATCACTTAACGCATTACTGTTTATACGCCAAAACCAACGTTCTTTTAAATCTGGCATGTGTCCCATACGGAATATTCGTGTTTCAATTTTTGTCTTGATTGTACCATCACCATTACATTTCGAGCATAGAATGTTATACGTTTTCATTTTACCTCCGTTCGTTTATTACGCAAAGCAACTAAAGAATTAACACATTTATTAATTGTCTTATTAGGACATACTGCTAGTTGTCTGCGAAGTTTATCAAGTTCACGTATGTATGCTAAAATCTGTTTATGATTTTTACATAAGCGCCAAGGTTTGAAATTTATATAAATACAATCTTTACATTTTTTTGTTACTGGCCTAAGTTGTTCACGAGTTAATATCATTTTTACCCACGTTTAAACGTTGTACTTCATTTTCAAGTTCTTTAACTTTCTTTTCTAACTCTTTTATTCTATCTCGATATTCTTTGCATTTCTTATCAATTTTTTCACAAGCCTTATGAAATGGATCGTTTTCTAATTTGCTGGGAACATATCCTAGTGTCATGTTAATTTATCCCTCCAATCCAGTAACCATACACACATCTATTACCATCTCTTTGCGGGTTGTGATTGTCGTGAATTACACCATTGACCACAGCGGTAAAATGTCTACTCACCCTTACCACAAGTCTACCTTTCGGTAATTCATGCTCTCTCAAGTGAACCTCGACACCCTTACCCACAAATTTAGTCGGCATCCACGTAAAACCGACAGATTCTAAATACCGATTTAGCAGAATTCGAGTTACACCAGTTCTAGAATTCGACCGACGTTTGTTTTTGCTTTTCCCTCGAAGAATTTGCTCTCTGGCAAACTTATTGATGCCAGTGTAAACATCTTTATAAGGTATGCCAGTTGCAATCGAAACTGATCGTACAGCACAGTCATTAGTTTCACCAACGAAGCCAGCGTTTAAACGACCACCATCGTCATATATAAATTTCATAGTTTCCATTCTTTTTTAAATTTTCATTGTGCATTCTTACTATGTATGCAGCTAATTCAAAACAACTACACTCAATAATAACTTCATTTGCTAAACCGTCAATTATTACAGCATAGTCAATATGATCGTGACCGCGATTATTTCCTCCAACCGCCCAGCGTTTAATTTTTGCTGATTCAAAATCAACTATGTTTGTCGGCATTAGATTCACTCTGCTTTAAAATCAACTTACGAAGTTTATTTGCTTCTTTACAATGTCCATTTCCATTAAAAACCAAACGGGCTAACTATTGCTTATCTGTTCTATTTGCTCTCAATTCATTTCGAGAATTAACTTCATTGCGTCGTCTTTCTCGCTCTGCTCTACCTTTCATCTTGATTCTCCTATTAACTCTATTCAAATTCACATTTGCGCGATAGCTTTCTCGGCTTATGCGCTTTATTCCAAGCTTTACAGTAAGCGATAGCTTCTCCTACTGTCTTGAATTCAGGATGTCCAGTATATCGACGTTTACCCATTTCAGGTTCTAGACCATTGGGCCAACCTGGATTTACTCTCCACCAAGTTCTAGTGAAACAGCGATACACGCTACCTCTAGAAAACATATCTTTCATGAATTAACCCCTTCACTCACGTTATTTAGTGTAGCACAAATTAAAAAGTTTTCAATAGTTAATTTTGCCAAGCATTATCTCTCCATGCATCAGGGCAGTTGATTTCATGGCAAAGAACACCATTCACCATACAAGGGTTGCAACCGTCGCAACCGCAATGTTTTAACCCAATCTCATCTCCATTTTCGTAATGTGTTCTCATGTTTGAATACCTTTTAATTCTTTTGCTTTATCAAGCCACTTACGAACATTATCACAATGCTCTTTACTCATGCCTTGTGCCATAAGCATAAAACAAAAACTTGAACCAGCATATCCAGTAGTTAGGAACCACGGATAAAATTCATCATTTGTAATATCAGGTATATCAACTTCAAATCTACCTTCTCTCAAGCCAAATGTTCCATCTGCATCTTTAAAAGATGCTTTTGGAAATTTTGTTTTAATAATTTCCCTAGCCTCTGGATCATATATTAAATCTGTGAACATTTTAATCTCCTTTATTTTCTACTGGAGCAGCCAAATTTTCTTGTGTCCAACCCTTTGACCAAGCTGAAAGAATTTCAATAGTAGAAGCTTCACCGTCGGGAATTTCAACACTAAAATTTCTACCCTCAATCATTTTCATGATTTCATTGTCATAAATAGGAGCGCATTTTCTCCCATCATGGAACGCCTTGATTCCAAGGTTCTTAGCCTTTTCAAGTTGTACATCTCGTTGTGTGATTACTCTTCTAACATGCTTCGCATTTTTGCAAACTTCATCTGCTATTTTTCCCCATTCACTCATTTTAAATTTCTCCAATCGTATTCTGATAAACCTTACGATGATTAGTCGAAAATACAAATCCTTCTGATTTATCCTTTTTTCTATAACGCGGACAGAAATAATTTGCACGAAGAATTTTTTCGCCTTCAGGTAATGCTTCGTGAGCAGCCAACATATCTAACCATTTCTTTTCGATTTCCGTGGTCCAACCTTCAGTTGTGTTATTGATCCATTTTTCCATTTCAATCTCCCAACACATAAACTTTTCCACCACTAGAATTCCCAGCGTTAGACCAATTTCCCAAATCGCAGGATTTATGGATTTTGTACCAGTCAATTCCTTGTAAATCTTCACATTTCAAAAACAAACAAGCAACATTAAAAACTGAATGTGGAATTCTCCAATTGATAGCAAAACGCATTTTTATTTGATCGTCTTGAATCTTCAACCATTTGTGAAATTCTTCTGTTGTCATCACATCACATCCTTTAGTGTTTTGTTATGGAAACCTCTGTCTCGTTCAATACCAATTCCAAGTGGCCCCTTATAACTCTTTAACTCACTAAGGCTGAAGTAACCAAGTTCCTTGCAATGCCCATCAACCAAGCCAAAGAAAATATCTTCACCGTCGAATTCTGTTGCGTACCCACTCCAACTTCCGCAAGGATTGAAAAATTTAACAATGATTGGAGTCTCTTCTGGTTTTTTCTTTTCGGTTGAATATAGAGGCGGAAGATCTTTTCTATTTTGTTTTGTTAGCAACATCATTTTCAATTTCCTTTCAAAGATCTGTAATCATTGGCTCGTCACAACTTCCACAAGTCAAACCATAATTATCGAAAGTACTTAGTGCCTGTCGAGCAACATTCGGGCATGATTCACAAACAATCTTAATCAATCGGCTTCCCTTAGAACCTCTCGTAACAGGCGTAAGCTTCGCGTGAGGATACTTACCCAAAACTTCGCTAATACCCTCAAGAATCTTAACCAAAACTTCACCAGAGTTAGTTTCTGTCATCTTACCAACAAGACCAACTGAAGTAGCAAGGTGTTTAAACGGTGCTTTGTGCCCTGCTTTAGTTCCAACAATTGCGTGTACCATTTCGTGAGTAAGAACACCTAGAACTTCAATCGGATCGACTAGAACGGGTGAAATAAAAATCTCAAAGAATCCACCTTCCGACGAAGCATCAGACCAACACTGGCCGATTGCTTTGTTTTTCTTTCCGCGTTTCCCGAGTGGAAAACCAACAGAAACTTTAATCATTTTTGCTTCTACTCCCTGAGGAATAAAAAGCTGCTTGTTTAATTGTCTTACTGCTTTATTCAACCATTGTTCGCGCGTAATCGGACTAGGCATTTTTACTCCTTTTCTGCTTCGTTCAAAAGATTTTCAAATTCAACAAGAGTTAATTTTTCTGCTCCGTTATTAATTCGAATAAGATTAACAGAATTAAAAGCATTTTCGTAATTTCCTCCAAGAGAGCGAGTAAATTTAACAGACTCAAGTATCGCTCTAGCTTGTCCCAAAGTGACAGCCTTTCCCAAAATCATTTTCTCTCCTTTTCCATTAACCAATAAAACAATTATAGCAACGTTTAAATAACTTGCAACTATTAAGCGAAAAATAAAAAAGTATATTTCTCAATATCACCATCTTTTTTAGAGGTATCATTGATATAAGCAATATTTCCTGTATTGGAAAAATATTCTTTCATCTTTTTAGATGCGTCTTTAAAATTCTCAAATGATTGAATTAGTGTTTGATCTTCATCTTTTATTACTTTAAACATTTTCTTTTCCTTTTAAACTCAATCAACCAACTTCTCTATTCTAATCTTTGATCGGAATTTGTCAATGGATATTTAGCATTTTATTGAAAATAATTGAAAATAATTACTTTTTTACTTTTTCTCTTTAAAAACGCATATTTAGCAGGTTTCCATATTGATTGGGTTTTCACCCGAAAACAGGCTTGCGAGGATGGTCCCTAATGGTAGGAACTATTTTTAGCTATCCGATCATAGACACCAATTTTTTAAGGCACCTTAGAAATGATTCTAGAAGCTGCTCTAAAACCCTTTTAAAATCAACTACTTAGAGATTGATTTTGTACTAAAAACGTGTTCTTTTTGTCAAGTTTGAAAATTAAAAATGCTCTAACTCGTTTTAATAGCGTTTCAGCTATTAGCTAGCAAAAGTGAAAAATTGTAAAAATAGATATTGACATTTGTTTAAATGTAATTATAATGAAGTTGTTCGTTTTTGGAGAAAAGAGAAATGACGATTTATGACAAAAATGATCTTAACAAGTACGTTTAAACGAGGGGTAAAATGGGTTTATATATGAATGGGTTTGCTGAGAACAATCATAAGGCTGCTGTTTTGGCAACCTTAGATGGTGTTACTGAGTTTATTGATATTGTTCCTGTATTTCTTAAAGTTAAAAGTGGGAATATGCTCATCGCTGTTGTAGAAAATGGGCCTTTTGATGCTGCTGCTGTTGCATTTAATAAAGATGAATTTAAAGAGTTTACTCGCACAAATGATTTTCGGGCAATACGATATTTTTCTGTTCCTGTAGAAGTAATTAAAGAATTTGCTCCTGATTTTGAAAAATATGTAAAAGGAGATAATCAAAATGGTTAAGCGAAAATTTGATCGTGCAAAGTGGTTTCCGTATGAATTAATGGTTAAGCGCCATAAACCATCTGGTGTTCTTTTTGATACAAGTACAGGAAGAAGTTGTTGTTTGGGTTTGGAATTGTTAGCTCGCGGAGTTATTTCTGATAATCTTATTGGAAAAACAATGCCAGATGAAATTAACCCAAAAGATTCTCCAGGATTTATGGTGAATGATGGAATTGATCTTGATAGAGGTTCTTCACTTTTTTCAAAAGAAGCTGCAAAAATAAATGATAGTAATGATTCTGTTACTTATCCAACTATCGAAAAGAAAGAAGAAGCAATTATTGAATTGTTTGCAACTGTAGATATTGAAGTTGAATTTTTTGGTGAGTTGGGAGATGTTGAAGATTTGAGGCTTAATTAGACAAAAGAAAAAATATGGGAAAGAAAAAGAAAAATCTATATGCATGGGAATGGAACACTAACGGGTGGTCTGATGCTTGGGCTTTTACCGAGGCTGAAGCATTAAAAATCGCAAAAAACAACGGTGGTGAACTATACAGTACACTCAGAAATTTTCGATTGGTTGGTATTGAAGGTTCTGAAGAAGTAACAGCGTATCATATTGCCAATGAAGATTCCTGGATGTGTTACGGATAAATTGGCACTTTTTGAAAAATCTGCTATACTTCTTTCGAAGCACAATCGAGTTTTAACATTATTGTGTTATAAAAAGGAAACGTTATGAGTGAAAGTTCAACAGCAACAGAAGAAAAAGTTCCTACTCAAGCTGAAATTGATTACGAACGAGCAAAGGGAATCATCTCACCACTAGCAAAAGCTGGGAAAGATGAAAATGAAATTGGTAAAGCTTTAGTTCTTGCAGATTTTACTATCAGTAAGGCTAAGCGATATCGTCAATTGGTTCTTGAAGATCTTGGTATCATTCTTTCAAGTAAGAATCGTTTTGAGCTAGCTTCCGCACTTTTGGTTAAGGGGGATTTCAAACCTCAAACCTGGGAAGAGGTTGAAAAAGCTTGTGAGTATTTGGCGCAGGAACTTGATGCCACTACAGAAAATCAAGCTTTTAAGTCCATCAAGCGATTTTGTAAAGCCAATAGTATCGAGATACCCGATAAGCCGAAGGGTGTTCGTGGGCGAAGTCCTACGTCGTTTCGTGCTATTTCACTGACTTGGATGACAGAAAATTGCGACAAGTCAATGGATGAATTTGTCGCATACATGAAAGAAGCTGGTAAAGATAGCGAGAGCAATCGTCGATACTATGGTCGAATCTTTGAAGCAATTCAAAGTTCTTACAATCAGGGTTTCAATGCTGCTTAATTAAAATGTCCACCCTCGAAAGGGGGTGGGCAATTTATTTTGACGTTCTATCAACGAAGGGGTTAATTATGGAATTACAAGATTTAGTTACAGATGAATCTTTAGAGATTGGTAAAAAAGCAATTGAAAATGCTTTGGTTGATTATCGTGATAGTAAAATATTTACCATACGTAGAAATGGATTAGTAATTGCTGAAAAAGATGGTACTCCATCTAAAATAATTCGTTTTGGCTCAGAGGTTGCTTTAAGAATTGGTATAAATGCAATTTTCAAAAACAAGAGTGTTTAAACGCATATTAATTATTTGATTCAATGACTAGCTTTTTATTAAAGAGTGTGCTATACTCTTAAAGATCATTGCAATAAATTTGCAGTATGTAAAAATAATAATTAATATTAATTTTAATAAATATATTTGGATAGGGGTTTATTATGATTCTTTAACGAATTAAATCATGCATATCAGCATTCTAGTAGTTCTTTGAACGGCGTTCTTGAACTATGTCCAAACTCTCACCCCATCATCACACACAAATGCTGGTATGTATGATTTAGTTATTTTTTCTTGCCCGTTCTGGGCTACTGAAGGGGTTGTAAGATGATAGCAAGATGTTCGAAATGCAAACAAATTTCAAGTAGTTTTGAACCTTGTACTTTGTGCGGTGCGTTAATGAAATCAATTGATGAAGATTTTGATGATGATGAAACTATTCCAGTTAATTATTCAAGAGATAGACAATTTGATTTAACATCTTTATTTCCATTTTTGCCACTTAGAACACAAAAATGAGAATAGCTGTAGACGCTACATACCTGTATAAAATGGGTTCTAATGACAAACTTCAACAATGGACTATTTCAACTGAAGGTGATTTAATCAAAATTGAGTGGGGAGAATTTCAAGGACGCAAACAATACAAAGAAGAAATTGTAGAGTTTGGTCTTGCTGGAAGATCTCATGAGGAGCAATTACTTTTAAGAGTACAATCAAGAGTTAATCGCAAACTTGATATTGGTTATGTTTTCAATATGAAAGAAGCGCAAAGTAAACTAAAAACAAATCGGCTAGGTTTAAAAATGCCGATGCTCGCAAAAATATGGAGTAAAGTAAAAGAAATAGATTATGAAAATGCTGTAATTCAACCAAAATTAGATGGACACAGATGTTTGATTTATTTCGACGGTGAAGATTACATAGCTTATTCAAGAAATGGAAAACAAATCACTTCTATTACAAATATTTTAGCTGACGTTAGTAAATGTGGTATGCAACCTGGAACTACACTTGATGGTGAATTATACCATCATGGAACTGCATTACAAACAATTGGTTCTTGGGTTAGGAGAGAACAACCAAACACTGATAAACTTTGTTACACAATTTACGATATGATTCCTGCAATTGATAGTGTTGTTCATGATTGTGATTTTAAAACTAGACTTGAAATGCTGCGATCATTGCGTTTAAACAATAATCTTGGGTTACTTGGTTGCATAGAGAATATAACAGAGAATCAAATACCTGAATTTTTAAAAAGTGTAAGATCAATGAAATACGAAGGTTTGATAATTCGCCAAGCTGGTTTTGGTTATCAAGATGGAAAGCGGAATAATGCTTTAATCAAAGTAAAACAATTTCTAGATGACGAATTTGAAGTGATAGATATTCAAGCTTCTAAAGATAGTTTTTGTATTTTACATTGTAGAACACATAATATACTTAGCACTATATATGAAACTGTAACTAAAGTCACAGCACCAGGGACATTCGATGAAAAAGACTTTGTATTGGCTAATCGAAAAGATTATATAGGTAGATACGTTACAGTTGAATTCGCAGATTGGACATTGGAAGGAAAACTTTTCCATCCGATAGCAAAATGCTGGCGAGAAAAAAATGAAGAATAATGGATTTTATTGCATTGCTTTAGATAATCCAAAAAGCGGAGAAAACGTTGGTGGTTCAATGCGTGCCGCTCAAATTTATGGTGCTTCATTAATTGTTTTAGGTGGTAAACGTCCAGAAAAATTAATCAAACACCCAACAGATACAATGAAAGCGTTTAAACATATACCATCTGTTTTAGTTGAAGATATATTTGAAGCTTTACCTTTTGATTGCATTCCTGTCGCTGTAGATTTGATTAATGGTGCAATGCCACTACCAAATTATTGCCACCCAAAGAGAGCATTTTATATTTTTGGCGCTGAAGATGCAACATTAGGAAAACGGATTACTGATCGGTGTAGGGATATTGTCTTTATTCCAACGCGGAGTTGCATGAATTTAGCTGCCACAGTTAATGTAGTTCTTTATGACAGATTATCAAAATTAGGGGTTGCAATTTAAAATGAATCACCTATAATCCTGATTGCTCGAATGGCGTATATAACGGTTACTTCATTATAGATAAGATACTGTTATTGCTTGTTCCTTCGAGCGTTTGATTTGATGTTACAATGGCGTAGAATACAGTTACTTCTTTACTGAAACAAAGATAGTCTACCGAAAGGGGACTAACAATTTCTGTATTCGTTTGTTCCTTGTAGCTTGATTTTGTGATGGCGTAGTTAACAGTTACTTCCTCTGCTAAAGGAGAAACCTAGTTAAGAATTTGGCTATCAAGTCAAATCTAAACCAAGGACTTTGTACTGTAAACGTTTGTTCCTCACACTTGATTTACTTTGTAGTGGCGTAGATAGCAGATACTTCAGTTCGATCCTGTTAAGCCTTGGATGGCAAGCCTGTTATCGTATGTTCCCTACACTCACAGAAGGGGTTTTCTAAAATGCGTACTAATTTACTTCCTGAATCAATGCGAACACATGAAGGTGCAAAAGCTTACACACTAACAACAGAACTTGAATTACGTCGTTCTGTACTTTCATGTTTTCTGTGGGAAGATTCTTTTTACGAAAATGGAGTTTCTATTGCAGAGCGAATTTCAACGCTTTGTGATTCAGTTGAACCTGAAAAAATTGCAAAAATTGCAATTGAAGCAAGAGAAGTAAATCATCTTCGTCATGCGCCTCTATGGTTGATTTGCGGTTTAGCAAGAAATCATAGTGGTGATTCACTTGTTTCTGATACTGTAGAACGAGTTATTCAACGAGTTGATGAAATTCCTGAATTGCTATCTCTGTATTCTCTTAGTGTTGTAGGTGTTAAAACAAAAAATGGTAGAACAAAGAAACTTGGAAAACTTTCCAATGGTATCAAAAATGGAATTGCGCGAGCATTTACAAAGTTCACACCCTATCAACTTGCAAAGTATAACCGCAAAGGTGCAATCACTTTGAAAGATGCTTTGTTTGTTTCTCACGCTAAACCTATTACGGAAGCACAAGGTAAAGCCTGGAAAGATTTGATTAATGGTGAACTTGCTACGCCCGACACTTGGGAAGTTGCTTTGTCTGGTGGAGCGGATAAGAAAGAAACATTTATTCGTTTGATTGCAGAAAAGAAATTGGGAGCACTTGCTTTGCTTCGTAATTTGCGGAATATGGATGAATCTGGTGTACCTATTGACGTAATAAAGGGAGCATTGGCGGAAGCTAACGTTTCTAGAGTTTTGCCTTTTCGGTTTATTGCAGCGGCGCAATTTGTTCCCCAATTGGAAGAAGATCTAGAAAAGTGTATGTTGAGAAGCATTCAAGAACAACCTAAAATTCCTGGTTCAACCGCAATGCTTATTGACCATTCTGGTTCTATGCCTGGGTATCAAATTTCTGAAAAATCCAAACTTGATCGTTTCGACGCTGCTACTGCGCTTGCAATGATTGCACGAGAAACTTTTGAAAATATTCGTACTTTTGCTTTTTCTGAACAAACTGTAGAAGTTCCTTCTCGTCATGGTTTTGCTTTGCGAGATGCAATCGGAAATTGTATGGGTTTTGGTATGACTAGGCTTGGAGCAGCAATTGAGCATGTTGGTAAAGTTTATAATTACGATAGAATTATTGTTATTACCGACGAGCAAAGTCACGATCGGGTTGGGCCTCCCAAGGCTGGTTCAAATGGATATATGATTAACGTTGCAACCTATAAGAATGGTGTAGGTTATGGTCCCTGGACACATATTGACGGGTGGTCTGAATCTGTACTTAAATTCATTGCCGAACTTGAAAACTTCGGCAATTCATGATCGTCTTTGATACCGAAACAACAGGTTTAATCAAACCTGAAGATTGTTCGATTCACTTGCAACCACATATTACAGAATTTTCTGGGTTGCAAGTGGATGACAATTTTTTCATACAAAATCAAGTTGATACTTTCGTAAAACCTCCAATACCAATTCCAGATTTTTGCACTCGTTTAAATGGCATAAGCGACGAAACTGTTGCTGATGCTCCAGATTTTTTAGATATTTATCCACAATTAGTTGCTTTGTTTTTAGGCGAAACAACTGTAGTAGGACATAATGTAACTTTTGATTTAGGTGTTCTGTATTTCGAGTTAAAAAGACACGATTTAGAATTTAAATTTCCTTGGCCTCAAAAATGGATTTGCACCGTCGAGAAATCTATGCCGATAGAAGGCCATAGATTGACACTGAGCAGACTTTATCAAATTGCCACTGGCAATACCCACGAAGGCGCCCATCGTGCAAAGCAAGACGTTAGAGCAACGCTAACATGCTATCAATTTCTTCTTAGAAAAGGTTTGATTACTTGATTCATCTAGCTCTTAGAACTGAATTTAGTTTTAAGAGTTGTTATGGATTTCTTGATAAACTAACAGAGTTTGCCGACGAAAATTCTGCTTTAGGAATTGCCGATAATAACAGTACGTTCGGCCATATTAAACATCATAAGAATTGCAGAGAAAAAGGAATCAAACCTATTCTCGGCGTTCGATTAATGGTATGCAATGAATTCATTGAGAAAAAGAAAACTTGGGGACCAATTTACATTTTTATTGCTAGAAATAGCATCGGGCTTTCTGAGTTGTATGGTTTGGTTACTAAAGCTTATAGCCAATTTTATTACCACCCACGAATCTGTCAAGAGGATCTTAAAAAAGTTTCGTCTAATATAATTGTTATTGCAAACACATTCAACACATCAAATAGAGTTGATTTTGTTGGTATAGACCAAACAACACCAGATGTTATTGCAACCTGGGAAGGAATTAGAAAAGTTGCAATCTGTTTAAACTGGTATCCAAAATTCGACGATAGAGGCGTTTACGAATTATTTGTTGGCGACAAATTAATGGAAGCGCAAACTTACCCACAATTCATCATGAATGAAAGACAATGGATTCATAATTGTGGTGTTGGTAATAAAACATTAATCGCAATTTCTAACACTGAATTAATTGCTAGTATGTGTGAAAATTATGATTTGCCACAAGCAACGTTAATCAAATACACTGGCAAAGTAAACAGTCTAAGAGAGCTTTGCTACATCGGCGCGCGTGAAAGGGGAATGAGTTTAAACGGTGCTTATAAAGGAAGATTAGATAGAGAATTAAGCATAATCAACTCGAAAGGGTTTGCAGATTATTTTCTAGTTGTTTCTCAAATGGTTTCAGAAGCAAAAAAGAAAATGCTAGTTGGTCCGTCTCGCGGATCTTCAGCAGGCTCTTTAGTTTGTTATCTAATCGGAATCACAGAAGTAGATCCAATCAAGTTTGATTTATTGTTTGAACGTTTTGTTGATTTAAATCGTTCTGATTTACCAGATATCGACGTAGATTTTCCAGACACAAAAAGAAAGAAAGTCATTGACGAACTTATAAAACAATATGGTGAAGATCATGTTTCACACATTGCAACTGTATCAACAAAGAAACCTAGATCAGCAATTGCAGATTTTGCTTCTGGTTTAGGAATTGCACAGTATGAAACAGAAGAAGTTAAAGATGCTGTTTTGACTGGCTTTGCTGGTGATATTCGAGAAAACAGACGGATAGAAGATACTTTTGAAACGACAATTGTAGGACGAGAGTTTTTAGAAAAGTATCCTGAAATGGAACTTGTTACACGCATTGAAGGCCATTCAAGTCACGCAGGGGTACACGCAGCGGGAGTAATTGTGTGTAATGAACCTGTATCTACCTATGGTTCAATTAATGCGCGTGTAGGCGCGTTACAGATGGATCATAAAGACACAGCAAATGTTGGTCTGTTAAAAATAGATTGCTTAGGATTAAAAACTCTTTCTATTCTTGAAGAAGTTGCAACACAAATCAAGATGCCATTTAAAGATTTTTATTCGTTACCTCTCAACGATAAAAAAACATTAGACATTTTCAATGCAATGCGTCTATCTGGAATTTTCCAATTTCAAGGACCAGCATTACAATTTATTACTAGAAAAATGGGAGTTAGATCTTTTGATGATATTTGTGCAATTACTGCTTTAGGTCGTCCTGGTCCAATGAAAAGTGGTGGCACAAATTTATTTATTGACAGAGTAACTGGAGCAAAAACAGTTGAATATTTGTCAGATCATCCTGCTATTAAAAAATATACTGAAGCAACATTTGGTGTAATTGTTTATCAAGAGCAATTAATGCAAATTGCGCGCGAATACGCAGGAATGAGTTGGGAAAAAGTTAGTGAACTTAGACGTGCAATTAGTAAATCAAAAGGCGAAGAATTTCTTGCAGTTTTCAAAGAAGAATTTATCGACGGTGCAGTAAATAATGGTGCTGAATTACAAGAAGCAAATCATATTTGGGAAAACATAGTTACTTTTGGTGCATACGGATTTAACAAAAGTCATGCTTATGGATATGGTTTGATTTCTTATTGGACAGCCTATTGTAAAGCGCATTATCCAATGGAATTTGCAGTTGCAAACTTAAATCATGCTACCAAGGAGCAATCACTTAGACTTTTAAGAGATATGGTCAAGTTTGACAATATCGAATATACTGCTTTTGATCCAGATGAATCACTTGAAAATTGGTCTGTAGTTGATGGTAAACTTTTAGGTGGTTTATGCAGCTTGAAAGGCATTGCACACAAAAAAGCAAAAGACATTTTAGATTGTCGAGCAGGAAGAAAGAAATATACAACTTCGATATTTAAAACTCTAGCTAATCCTGAAAGTGTTTTTCAAATTCTATTTCCTTGTTATCATTGGTGGGGTTGTTTTTTTAATGAACCAAATTCATTTGGTTTAGAAAATGCTCCTGTAGAAATTCAAGATGTTAATGGATTAGGTCAATTTTTATTCATTGGAAAAATGACAGAACGAACTTTAAGAGATATGAATGATGTTCAATCTATTGCTAAACGTGGTGGACAAATTGTATCAGAAAATAGTTTATTCCTAAGAATGAAAGTTGAAGATGATACTGATATAATCCCAATCATAATTAACAGATTCAAATTCGAGAATATAGGTAGAGAAATTCTTGAAACAGGCAAAGTTGGGCATGATTGGTATTTGATTAAAGGTGAAATTATAAGTGATTGGAGATGTGTTTACGTCGAGGAAATTCTTAACTTGAATGTATGGGCAAAACCAGAAGAGTTTGGTCCAGATTACGAACCCCGAGCATAGTTGCCCGTCTCAACTACACTCGGGGCGACTACATACACGCCCCTCAGTATGTATGCAGTCTAAAAATTAATTCCTATCTGATTTTGCCCATGCTTGTTTAAACGTCTCACCTTGACGATCAATAATATGTCCTTTATCCCAAGAAATTGGAATTGCTAAATCACATGCAATTGCAATCTTTTTCAAACGTTCCCAAGGCCAATTTTCATCCCAATTACTACGTCCAGGAAATCTTATTTGGCGTTTAAATGCAACATCAATTGCGCGTGCGCATGGATTTCCATTTTCTCTAATATTATGCCAACCTTCCTTGATTTTTGTTACAGGATCTCTATTAAGTTGTACTGTTCTACCTATCGCATACAACTTCAATTGCTTTGCAAGTGAATCATAAGTTCTAACGATGAAAAGAGGATAACCAAATTGCGCCATTGCAACTTCAACAACTTCATATCTAAATTTTGTTGCAAAATTTAAATCTTCTTTTCTTTTACTCATTCAACATGCTCCAATTTTGAATCTTCTACATCAGGACGCTTAATGTGTTCAGTTACTCCTGCTGCTTTTAATAATGCATTTAATTTATCTTGTGTCCAACTAGAATCAGCCTTCAATCCTCTTACTTGTTCATCCAATACAACTTGATTTCTTGCAGATATTACTTGTGCTTTCTTAATGATTGCTATCTCTTCATCATTAGCAGATACAGTAGCAGCTAACAAAGGTATTCCAATAATTGCACCAAGAAATGATGCAATACCTAAAGCTAGAACAGTTTGTACAATCCAACCTAAATCAATTTTCTGTGTACCATCTCCATTATCTTGAATACAAGGCTTCCTAGACATTTTATTAATCCTTAACTAGAAGATCCATTTGATAAAAAGAATTTATCTGCAACAACATCAAAACGCATATATGCGTCGCGCGCAGTTGATAAAACATCAGCACTTAAAGTACTGCCAGCTTCATCAACTATAGTTTTATCACCTAAAGTATTTACATTTACAACAGAAGCTCCAGTATTATTATTATTTGGACGCATTCTAACAATCATACCTTCCTTATAAGCAGTTGGGCCTTGAATTCCTGATACTGGTACAGCGTCGTAATCATCTGCTGATCCTGAGCATACATAAAATGTACTACAAGCAGCATACATATTAATTGCTTCGCCCAACTGATCTAAATTACCAGATGTTAGAGCTTCGCCAAAAGCAACCATTACATTTTGAATTTCTTGCGGAAGTTGATTCCATTCTGCTGCTGTAATCAAACTACCAGTTGATTTTCCAGTTAAATCTTCCATTACGGCCCCTTTGGTGCGAAAGGATCAAACCACCCTGTTATTGCAACATCTAACGCTGTCCAATCAGTATTAAAATTTGAATAATAAAATGATTGTACCCCAGGATTAAGTACTGGCAAAATTCCATTTGTATGAACTTCTGATGCAACATCATTATCATCAGCTATTAGCATGAATTGCATGTCATTAGTTCTTACATTATTAAACCAATTAAAAGGGGTTTGTATAATATCAAGATTATCTTTTGCAGAAAAACCAACAACTGTAGTTACTCCTATTACACCCTTCCCATATACAGCTAAAGATATTTTAGTTGCAACTTCAGGAACTTTTGTTGTTACAAGTATTAAACCTGTATCTGCTGCTGTATCAATATCATGATGTAAAACATCTTCACGATCATTTATTACATGACACCACCCATCTCCAGGCCAATAATATTCGTGTAAAAATTTATCAGATTTTAGTACATATGAACCTACACATTTCCAAGTAGTATTTGTAGGATGATATCCAATTTTATTTCCACCATCATTAGGAGCCCAAATAATAGGACCAGTAACTGATACGTGTTTTGTTAAAACACTAGAAACATTTTCAAGATACATATAATATGGAGTATTTGCAACTGTTACACCAGTATCTAAATCAACACTTATATCAAAATCTATTGCTGCACTTTGTTTTAAAACTATTCCATCAATATTAACTACAATATTTCCACCAATACCGGCAGAAAGTCTAATTTTATTAGCACCAGTTTCAATTAAACTTCCAATATACAAATTTGGACTACTTAAATTATCTATTGCACCAGAAGATGCTTGCGACAGTCTAAATTTTCCAAGTGAAGTATCATAACGCATTAAAGAGTCACGAGTTATATCTAAATCATCAGCAACTAAAACATCACCATTATCTCTAACAATAGTTTTTATACCCTTACCATTTACATTAATAGTTGATCCAGAAGTGTTATTTATATTTGGGCGTACACGAACAATCATTCCATCTTTATAATTTGTTGGCCCCTGCACTCCTGTAATTATGGTTGCTATATATGCATTTACTGGTCCAGTACAGGTATAAAATTGACTAACTGCTGAATATAAAGCTATAGCTTCGCCAAGCTGATCCAAATTACCAGCAGATAAAACTTCACCAAATGTAGTAATAACATTTTGAACTTCTTGTGGTAATTGATTCCATTCAGCAGCAGATAATGTACCACCGGGAGATTTTCCAGTTAGTAATTGCATTTTTTCTCCTAGTTAAATTGGATCTTCAAAAACTACATCAACATTCGCTGGCTTTACTTTATCAAATATACAAAGAACAATTCCTAATGTTTTTGTTCCAAATGTTAATGGAAATGTATATATAAAAGTTTCACCTATAATTGTTAATGGCCTAACAATTATTGTAAATCTTGCAATTTTTTCGGTTGCATATATTTTAATTGGTAATTCATATGGAAATGTTCCATGTACAGCGCCACTTTCAACAGTTACAACTAAACCAAATTTAGCTGCTAATGTAATAAAATCAGAATCAGTTTGAATACCTAATGAAGCTAATTTAACAACAATAGCTAATCTTCTTTCTATATCAGTTCCACTCCCATCAAAACAACTATCTGGTATCCCAACTGCTTTTTCCCACTCATCTATAAAGTGTTCTGTTTCATCTGGTACAATATCAATTCTAAATTTTGAAATTAAAAAATCTGCTTGTAACAATTCATTTGCAAAAGCAAGAAGTAAATTCCTTATATTTGTTCCAGTAACTTTTGCAGCACCAAATACTGAACCACCGGGTAAATAATTTGCAATTGTTAATGCTTGTTGCGATTTAGTTAAGACAACAGGTATTTTAATCATGTGTAAGTTATATTCCCAAGTTTACCAATCTCTGCTGCAAGAATTGTTATATCTCCAGACGGAGAACTAAGTGTAAAACTATCAATATCAACACCATTAACATCAATTGTATTAAATATTCCAGCGTTATAAGCCTCTTTAACAATAGTTATATCAACATCAACTCTTTCAGCATAAAATTGTTTCAAACTAGCAGCAATTGCAGTACGCATAGCTATTGAATCTGGAGAAATTGCAGAAAAAACATAATTAGTTATAACTGCATTAGGTGCTAAAACAATTGCATCAAGTGTATCTGTATTTGCTGGCTTAATAGAATCAACTGCTTCTTTTACAGTTGCAATTTCAGATACACTAGGGATTGGATCGTCATCATTATCTCTCATAAAATAAATTGTAACTTGACCGACACCAGGAGTAATTTCTTGTACAAAAACACGAGTAACACCACCAACACCTAAAACAATTGCTTCAATTTCAGCAACATTAAAATGTGCAATTGGATTTTGAATTCTATTTAAAAGTCTAAATCTTATACTCTCATCTACTTCTATATCTGCTCCATTACCTAATTCACCAAAATCAACACTAACTGTATTATCAACATCAGTTATCGGACTTTCTAAATCAAGAATAGTATCAAAAAGTTGATTTTTATTTTTACCAAAATCATCTGAAGCAATTGCAATAGAAACAGAAGTAAATGCTAGTAAAATAGTTCCTGTTGCTGGTGTTGCTGGAGTACCTGTAACTGTAAATGTTAATTTTTTTGCACTAGTAACTGTGCAAGTTGCGCCTGTAACATTATATTCTGTTTCAACTGCGCCAGTAACAGTAATCTTGATATTAGATGCAATAAAATGATCGTTATCAGTTGTTAAAGTTGCAATACTCCCTGCTCTAGTAATAGATGCAACAGTTAAAGATTGTAAAACAATTACTCCATCTTCAATAGCTGAATATCTTTTACCATCACTTGAAACCCATGTTGTTAATGTCTCAGAATCTTTTGAAATTAAACCACCAGCAATACCAGAAACAGCAACATTACCAGTTGAAATTGTTGCTGCATTTTGTGTAATATTCCAAATTGCTGCCCATTGCTTTAAATTCAAAACTGCTGTATCTGGAATTGCTTCTAAAAATGCTTGTTTTAAAGCAAAGTAAAGATCATAAACTCTATTTGCAAAAGCAGTTGCAAAAGCACCTACCCAACTGTTTTTCAAAAAAGGATTACTATCAGGTAATTCTCTTTGAATATCAACTTTAACTCTTTGAACAACTTCTGTAGAGTTTTCGGCTACATTTAATGCCATTACGCTACCGCCCCATTTATTGTTCCAGTTTGGATATACGTTATTGTGTGTCCGTTAAGTTTAATTGCATCACCTTTTACACCACCTAAACCACCACCACCCCCACCACCACCTTGACCATTTCCAAAAACTGCCCCTCCATCTCCACCAATAGCACCAGACCCACCACCACCACCACCACCACCACCACCACCAGAAATTGTGTCATAATTTATTAATGATATATCATGATCTAACTCTATTGCGTACCCACCTTTTATTCCATTTGTTGCTGCAATTTCAGAAGTTGGGCCTGAAGAATCACCAAAAACACCTAATCCTCCAACTGTTAATGTACCAGGATTTCCATTTTTTTGATTATTAAAAGAAGTTCCACCAGAACCAAATGGAGCACCACCTCCACCTCCACCTCCAAAACTTCCACTTGGTTGTTCTCTACCAGAACCACCAGAACCACCAGTGCCAGCTAACAAACCATGATTAACTAATGTTATCGTAGTATCAGGATGCCAAGGACCACCAGTGTAAATTGTTCCTTTAGTTTGTGTATCATTATAAATCCATAAAATATCAAGTGGATGAGTTGGTTGATCCAAAAAATTAAATAAATTTTGCTCACCAACAATTTCAACTTTTGCATAATTTGGTAAATCAGGGCATTTAACTGCTGTATTATTCCAAAGTGTATAATGGCGTGGGTCAACTCTTGAATTTGGTCGTCTAACTATCATTTCAAGATCTACACCATCTGCAATACTAGTAACAACTAGATTATCAATTGAAACAGCAAATTTATCATCAACCATCCATATCAAAGATTCACGTAATGCATTTTGCAAACCATTTTTTTCTGTTTGTCTAAGTCTTGATTGTTGAAATAACCAAAGATGCGAACCAATTTCAAAATTTGGTGTCGCTTCATTACCAATCCAACCTCTACGTTGACTAGAATCAGGAATTTGAGATTTAGTTGCTCTTTTTTCAGCAAAAATACTAACTAAAATAGCTGTATCAAAGAAATCCTGGGAAAGAAAATCTCCATTTGAATCAAATTGTATATCATACAAACCACTATCAAGTCTGTTTAAACACAAATCAATTTTTGCTGTCATTATCTAGCCTCACGTTGGCACACTAGTTTCAACTTGAGTATCAGCATTAGAGTCTGCACCTTGCGCGTGCGTGTGTAGATTCAGACTCTTACCAGTTCCACTAACAACGTCTGCTGCTCCTGTTATTTTTCCTGTAAGATCTATAACAGTTCCATTTATATCTGTGATTCCAACTAAATTTATGTTTACAGCGGTAATATCAACATTTGCTTTTGCATTAACAGATACATCTTTTTGTGAATCAACAGCAATTGTTCCATCCTCTTTCCAATGAACAAAACTTTTTGTTAAAGGATTAAAAACCAATACCTCACCTTCTTTTAACGGTGTTGGTAGCAAAGAATCAAGTCTTTCTTCTGGGCTACCAGGAATAAAAACCCTACTTTCTGGATTTCCACCAACTACAAACATTAATCCTAAAGCTGATTTTCCTGGGTTAGCATGAAAACCCCAAGGATACCAAGCAACACCATCTGCTGTTTTACCAAAATAACTAATTTGGTGAATAGGATATTTTTTATCATCGTCACTTAAAGAAGTTAGAACACAATATCTAACTACATTTTTTATCATTTGAATAATATTCATATTACAACATCTGTTTCTACAGTTTGAATACCTAAAACATTTTGAATATCTTTATCACGCTCTGTTTTTGGTTCTGCTTCTACGGTTAAACCTGCTCCAATTACATCAGTTAAAATTGCATCTTTAGATAATTCAAGTGTGTAAGAATTTTTATTTATAAATGACAAAACAGTTGATCTACCACCTTCGATATCTAAAACAAATTCAACAGCATTAATCAACATTCTTGAATCTATACCTGCATAATCACTATGTACACGAACTATTGTATTTGTTTTCCATATAGCGCCTGTTTGATTTCTATATCCCTGTACTGTTGCACTGTAAACATTTCCTCTAGCATTTCTTATATTTTGTTCCCAAATAGCACGATCTCTTAAAGATGAACCAGTATTTTCAGCGACTAAAGCTAATTGTCTACCTTTTCTAATTTCATTATCTAAAATTGAAACACTTTGGTGTACCAACTCTTCATTTTTTATATCACCAGCATTAATTATAGTATTTGGATTTTGTTGAGTTGATATTCTATATACATTATATCTTCCTGTTGAATCATAACTATATGAATAAGACTTTACATTATTTAAACCATTAATATCTCCAACTCTATGACGTATTGAAGCATCAATTTCATTACCAGAAGATCTAGTTATAACTAAATTACCAAGAGAATTACTAGAAAGTAAAACTTGTTTTTTTCTAGCTAAACTTTCTATAAAATTCCAAACAGTTTCTCCATCTTCACCAGATTCTAAATCATCAACTTTTTTAAAAGGAGTTGGAGTAAATTCCTCTATAACTTCAATTGAACTACCAATATTTATCAAAGCTTTTTCAATTATTATTTTTAATGTAGTTGATGTTGTTACTTCTATTCCTTTTGATAATTTTGAATCTAAAATATCACCAGTTCTATCTCTACCAGTTAACTCAATATTGTGTGAAGTTGAATCACCATCTACATCTACAACTTCAATAAAGCCTGTCAATACAATTTCACCATCAACTTCAACTTGACAATCTTCTCCACCCTTAAATGGAAGTGGTATCCCAGGTTTCTTTACAGCATTAAACGAAAAAGTGTCACTTAGAGCATCTAATCTATTAGAAACACTTGCTGTTGACCATCCTCGATACCTTTTATTGTTTACAATGATTTTCATGTTGTAAGTATATTTATTTTTCCTGTATGATATGCATAATCATACAGATTGTTTAAACGTGCTATATCCTCTGCTGTGTCAGAAGATCCATAATAAAGATACACTAAATTTCTAACTGACATAGGATTAACATCAACTTCAATTATTTTGCTAGCATTTAATTTCTTTTTATCAAAAAATCCCTGCGAAGCAGTTCTTAAATCAGTCAATTTTTCAATAACATCAGTTGGTGTACCAGGATCAAGTGCAATTTTTTGAAATTGAATTTCTAAATCTGAAACTGTTGTTACAATTTCATCAACAGTTAAGAAATCTATTATTGCAGCAGCTAAATATGCATTAGCTAATGCATTAATTTGAACAGCAGCTTTAAAAACATGATTATTTTGATTTTGTCTTGACGAACTAGGCGTTGAATGATTTGAATCTGGCAATAAATCATCAAAATCAAACAATTTTTTAAAAGCTTCTAATGTTGCTTCTGCTGTTTGATGTAAAGCACCAATAGTAGAGAAAGAATCTCTAATACTATCTGCTAAATCTGTCGGTGTAAGAACTAATTGAGAAGCATCAGCAGCAAAATCATTTAAAAACTGGTTATATTTGTTGATTTCATTTGCTAGTTCTGTAACTGGTTTTACTTTTTCTCTCATTTCATCAATAAAACTATTAACCCTATCTATAGACTTTTTTAATTCACCAGAAAATGTAGGATCAACTTTAAAAAGATCACCAAAAGCATCTTCAAGGGTTTGCAATGTTAATACAACATGCAATTGCATACCAAAGAATTCATCTTTTTCAACTATTGGTGTTATATTTGTATTTGAAATAGCAAAAACAATTGTTATTCTACCAATACCAACTTCATTCAAATTTTCTGTGATATTGAATGATTTACATACAATATTTTTAATTGGCCCATACCATGGATGAATTAATTCACCAGGACCACTACCATCTTCTAAAGCATCAAGCAATCCATCTCTTATATTTTTATATGATGTAATAATTTTACCTTTTTCAGAAAATCTTGGAGCAATGATACAATTTAATGAGTATTCTCTTTGTTTCAAACCCATATCTTCAATAAATTGCCTATCAGAATCAGCTATATCATGATGTGCTTGTTTTCTTCCACCGTCGATACCAGACGATTGAACAAAAAATGGAGCAAGTTTATATGATGCTTCTTCTAATGTTTCAAGCATCGCTAGTAAAACTTCATTTTCAGTTGACATTACGGAAATCCATGAATCATATTAACACCAATATCAGCAGCGTCTGGACCACTAGTTTTAGTTCTAACATTTGCGCTTGTTCCTGGGTTTGCAGTTAATTCAACAGCAATTCTTGCTTCTGATTTTCTCATGATTTCTGCTTGTCCACTTACACTAAACTTTTTAGCTTTATCACTAAAACCAAACCAACCTTTCACTACATTCCAAACCTTAATAACTTTATCCCAATTCATAGCTAAAAATGATCCGAGTGCAGCAACAATAGCTACAATTGCAATCGGCCAACCAACTAAAGCAGCACCTATGCCAGCAATAATAGAAACACCAGGAGTTATAAAAGCAAGAAATGCACCAATAGTCGCAAATAATGGAGCAATAACTGCTGCTAAACCTAAAATTACAGCAACAGTTTGTTTGATATAAACATTCCAACTCTTAAACCATACAACCAAAAATCTAATTGTTTTACCAATTGCTTTAATTACTGGTGCAAAAAAAGATCCAAGTTCTGCTCCAAGTAATGTAATTGCACCCCAAGTTTCTGAAACTGATTGATTAAGTGTTTCCATCTGCAATGCTACAGCTTTATCAAGTAAACCAGTTCCCATTTTACCAATTGATTTAATTATTTTCTTTACAGATGTATCAGTCAAAGCCATTGCAGCACCAGAAGCTTCAATGCTTGGTATAGCTTTTTTCAAATGATCTATATTTTTTTCACCCATAATTGCAAGATTTTGAAGTGTTTTAGTCCAACCAATTGTTCTAAGTTCTGAAGCTGTTGTTGCAATTCCATATTTTTTCAATAGTGGAATAGCTTCTTTACTTGGCGCAGTAAGTGAATTAATTAAAGCCTTAATACCAGTCATTGATTCTTCTGTTGAAAATGACTGTGTAAGTTCGGCAGTTGTAGCTAAAAGTTCTTTATATTCAATACCAACAGCACTAGCAGTTTTTGCAACTTTACCAATATTTCTAGCAAGTTTTTCAACATCTGTTGTACCACCTAATTGTGCTACAAAAAATGCATCTGTTACATCTGTTGCATCTAACATCTGATCTTGATAAGCGTTCATAACTCTAGCAGTACCTAAAGTTGCAACTGCTAAATTTGAAGCGCCACCAATAGCTAATTCTTGTGCGGCAGTAAAAGCGTTAAATGTTGATTCACTTGCACCTAATGCAGATATAGTATCAAATAATGCTTGATTAGCTTCGTCCATTCCAAAACCCATTAACAAGGAATTTTCAGCTAATTCTTTAACTTTCTTTCCATATTTTTTTATACCATCTCCTTCTACCAATAACGTTAAAACATTTGTAACACCCTTTTCCATATCTCCAAATGCTTTTGCAGATGCAGCAATAGCAGCAGCAGCGGCTAAAGACATATTTCTTGTAGCAGTTCCAATTGCTTTCATTCTTGATGCTGTTCTTTTCATTGTAGCGTTTACTTTTTTGAAATTCGTTTGCATCAATTTGGTTTTAGAATTAATCTTATCAGCAATTCTACTGAATTTATCTTTTGCGTAAAATGACCACCCTACTTGATTCGCCATTTATTTTCTCGATCTCTCTTTAGCAATTCTTTGACATTGTTCTTGCAAAATCATAAATTCTGGAATAGGCATATCTCTTAAAGTTTCATAACTAATTGCGCCTTCAAAGTTAACCATTACGTTTGTGAATCCTTTGATATATTCTTCTTCGCTTGCCCCAATGAAAACGCTAGTGTGAAATTTACAAGATATTCTCCAAGCATATTTTCAAAATCATCAACACTCATTCTATTAATTGTTTCTTTATTCAACTTGATTTCACCATTAATCATTGCAATCCCAGTACCAGCGAATAACAACCTTGCAATATCTAAAGTATCTGCAAGATTTACATTTCTTGAAATTGCAATTAATTGCATAACATCTGGACCTTTGATATCAGTTGGATCTTTATCTTGAACATTTAATTTTGTTTCAGAGCTATCTTGTTGTTCTTGCATTGATCGAAAAAAAGCTTGCTTTAATTCGCAACACTCGCGCGCGTGCCTAGAAGTAGGAGCGTGAAGTTCAATATACTTTGCATCATCTTGTGCTGATCCATTTGCAAATTTGAATTTAGTTGTAATATCAAAAGTAAATTTTGTCTTGATTTCAGGGACTTCTTCAATTTCATTTAATTCTTCAATTCCATTTTCCATGACGGGTTTCCTCTTTATTAAATTGCTGAATTGCCCATAAATTCAACATTGATAACACCTTCTGTTGCAATTTCAATTTCTGGATCATTAACCATTGCCGCTGCTATTACAGTTCTAGTTAAATCACCTTCTGCTGTACTTCCAGCAATACCAACAACATTTTGATTTCCTTTTGATTTCCATCCACGAGCACTTTCTGCATTTTCTGGTGTAGTATGCAAATCAAACATTACCTTACTTAAAGCAGTTTCAACATCTCTTGAATAAACCTGTTCTGTTTTTCCATTACCAAGAGATGCAGATCTCATATTTTGTTCGCCAAAACCCTCTGTGAATTTTAGACTATTAGGAACAATTGCAAGAATAATATCATTTACCATTACCGTAGCGTCAGCTAGTTGAATCATTTAATCCTCCAATGAGAAAGCAATTTTAATAGTTGCTTGAATAACTCTCAATTGTGTAATAATAGGAAGGAACATCGTAATTGTAACCTTGCCATTTTCTAGATCTAGAACAATTGTGATGTTCTTTTTGAAATAAACAAATGCATCCTCCCCATCTTGAACCAAAACAAAATTTACACCAGAAAGATCTTTATAAAGTTGCTCTGTATATTGTATAATAATAACTGCATTTGCCATCTCTCTACCACGAGAAACATTACCAGTTGTTAGTCGAGATTGAGCAAATCGTTTTTTATAATTATTGAAAAAATATTCTCGACAATTACTTGTTGTATCAACGTAATTCAAGAAACTAAATGTAGCATCTACATTTGAAGCAGCATCAGTTTTATACGTTGTTACAACTTCACCAACTAGTGCATTCGTTCCAGTAATATTTCCACCCATTACTGAAATACCAGAAGCTTGTAGAGTACCAATTTGAACAGCAGTGAAACCCCTACCAGAAGCAACTACAGGAAGTTGAGGGATTATTGTGTTGAAATAAGGTAGTGACGCTAAAGCGGGTCCACCAAATTGATCCAAAGAAGCAGCACTTGTTAAATACTGTGCAATAGCAGCACCCTCTGTTAGTCGCAAAGAACGAACTGCTGCAAAGTAAGCACATTTGATATATGATGCTTCATTTTGTGATGGTCCTTCATAATTTGCTTCGCTAATAATTTTATCACCAAATAAAACCAAGCTTTCAGAATTTTCTGCATCTCCATCTGTAATCAAAGCAGAATGTGTATCAACATTCATACAAAAACCAACACCATCTTTGATATCATTTGCAATATTAAATCTAGGATCTAAAAACAAAAGCAAAGTATCAAGTTGTGTAGCACTACCATAAGGCCAAAGAACAGTTTGATATCTTTCTGTTGCAACCGCTAACGTAGCTGTTAAAACAGGATCAACAGAACCAGCAACAGTTTCTGCAACCAAGAAACTAGTTACACCAGCAATTGTACCACTAACTTCAAAACCATGTGAATTAGCAACTGTACCATCATTATCTGCTGTAAAAGTAACTACACCAGCAACATTTGAAGCTGTAAATGGATTATCAAGATCCAAATTAACCTTTGCAACAATTGCTGCTGCAATTACAGTTTCGCTATCTCCATCAGCAACAGCAATTTCATAACGGTGCAACTTTTCAGAACCAGCAACAACAACTAGTGTACCAGCTTCGGTTGCTGTAGCTACAACTGTAATTGTAACTAGTCGCGGAACACCAGAACCATCATCATCAAGTGGAATTGCATCAATTTGAACAAGTGGATTAATTTTTCTAAATGCTCTAATCGCACCAGCAAGTTGAGAGTTTACTCCAAACAAACCATCTTCAGGAGAACCAGAACTTAGAATATTAGTTTCAAGTAAATCTACAGTAGCAGTACCAGCAGTGACTTTTTGCCCTATGATTAAAGCCTTTTGTGCTTTATTGCTGACTTCTCTATCTGCATTCGCCAGCGTAATAGACACATCAGGTTGTTTGATTATTGTTTGTGCCATTATTCTTTCTCCTCATTACGACTACACCTATCAAAAGAATCAATTTGTTTTTCTCTAATAGGTTTAGTCTTTTGTTTTGGTGCTGGCGAACCAACTATTTCACAGCAACCATCAATCTTTGCATCGTTTAAACGGTCTTGCCAGAAGAAATCGACGGGTGTTCCTTTTTCATCTGTTACTACATTTACAACTTGCCCCTCAACATAGGGAGGCATTTTTCTATTTACTTTAATTTGAATCATTTTTATTACTCCCTATAATGAGGTATCATCTAAATCAACTGTACCACTCATGAAATTAACTTGTGTTCCAAAATCAAGAAACAATTTAAAATCAATATCATTAAGCCTTACATCTAAATCATGACCAACTGTATCTTCTTCATAAATATCAGTCATTTGTTCAAACGCAAATTCATGAACATACAAAGAACCATTATAATTATATAGGCTATGACCAGTAAAACTAACTGGATTCAATTGGCTAGCATACAAACCAGTATCAAATTTAGTAAATAGTAAAGATCTAAAAAGTGGTCTAGAAATATCATGAATTACGTCTCTAGCTTTTCTAGCTGCAATTTCAGTTTCTGCCGGTACAAATATATATACAGCAAAAGTTTCTATAACTTGTTGACGATAATTTGAATTTTTAGTTTGTATAGAAATTGCATCTGTTTCATGTGTTCTAGCAACTGAAGCAACAGTACCACCCATAACAACTACAGCCCAAAGATCATCTGTTTTTTGTTTTGTATATGCTTTCATTGCTATTTCAATTTCAATTGCTGTACTTATTCTTGGTTTTGTTCTAGCAATAATTGTTCCTTCTGGATCTCCAAGTGTTGTAACTGTATGAATAAAATTAAAACTTGAATCACTTAAAATTTCAGAAACAGGATAAGTTGAATTATAAGTATTCAAATCGCCGTGTGCATCTCTTAAAACTGGTGAACCTGTTGCATTTGTGGGGCCAGAATCTGTCATTGTAAAAGTAATTGTTTTTCTATTGTCAATGTTTAAACGAGTAAATGTTCCATTAAATTCAGCTTCCGTTGCACCAGCGATTCTAATTGTTGTAGCAATACTATTTGATAAATCATGATTAATTGCACAAATTAATGTACCTATCGCGCCCGCGCGCGTAAGAGAATTAATTACAATCGGAACATCACTAGCAGTAAAAGCAACTGCTTCATTTATCTTTAAACCATGTTTTTCTTTGCATTGCACAGTAATAACTGTTCCACTTCTAATCATAGATTCAACATTAATATCATTAGTAAATTTATCAGTTAGTTGTGGAAGCAAAGTAAACATTTGATTTACGATATCAGAGGCTTTCATTACAATCTCTTGAATTCAATTTTTAATTTTGACATAAACATAGAAGCTTCTTTTTCTTTAGTAGCTTTTATTGCATTTTCAATACTAGGTCTTGCTGCAACTTTTCTTTTTGTACTTCCTTCTTCTACTGTCAAGCTATAATCAGGATCTTTTTTAATTGCAAAACCATAACCAAAATCCATTCTTGACGAACCATGAACTTTGAAACTAGTTGCTGCTCTTAATCTACCAGTAAGATTTGCGTGAGTTTCGCCAGGAGCAGAAGCAATATGTTTAATAATTCTACCTCTAACGCGAATGTAATATGTTTTACCTGCTTTTGGTTTTCTTGCCATTTCTTTTCTAGCTTGAAGTTCCATTGTCTTACCAAGTAAAAACCAAGATTGTCTAATCGCTCGTCTAGTTTTGAAACGCATTTTACTTATCTTTTTAAACTCTTTAGAATTTCTAATATCAGCTTCAAAACCAATAATTCCACTCATACCTGTGATGCTCCGAGATCTTTATCACCCTTATCTACGCATCTCAAAATCATGAAATTATTTTCTTCATTCCAATTTTCTACATCAACAATTTTCAAATTTCTATTTTTTAATTCAACCCACGTTTCAGAAGTTACAGTTGATTTATATCTAATTACAATTTCGTGTGTCAAAGAAATATCACTTCCAATTCCTTTGAAAAACATTTTTCCACCAGCCGTATTCACTTGAGCCCAAATTTCTTCACCTTTAAAATCTTCTGTAAAATCAACACCATTAAATATAGGTGGTGTTAATGTTCTAACATGCAAAATAATTCTATCTTGCATATTCCCAAGTTCGGGTTCTTTTCTTATACGTTTAAACGATTCCTTAATCACACAAACTACCTTTGATTGTATAGCAAAGAACGTCTGTTGAAATTAGACCAACACCACCATTCATAATTACTTCAACATCAATATCAAGTTCATCTCTAGATCTAACATCTAAATGTGCAGCTTGATTATTTAATAATGTTCCTTTATAACCCCAATCTCTTTTATCAATATTTGCAGTTCCAAATTCATCCATCGTAACCAAGACACCTAAAATTGCTCTTACTCTATTCCCTTTAGCAGCACTATCGGTAATTGAATCTGCAATTGTGATAGTACCTGCAACTGTGTCAACTGCATTAACATTAGAAGGTGGGTGAATTGTTCCATCGTCTAATGTTACTTCTACATCATAACCTGTAACAAACAAACCAGTATTAGTTACACTTAAAATTGTTTGTCCACTAGCTTCTAATACAGAAATTGATTCATCAATACTTGGATCATAAACTTTAAAAGAACAACTTGCACCGGCAGCATCATTCAAGACAACTCGATTTTCAGGATCAATAGGAGAAATAGCAAAAATTGTTTCGTCAGAATTTCTCTTGATTATCATTCTATCCATCAGTGAATCCCCGGCGAAACAATAATAGACGGTTTTGATTCAATGTCTACATCAATAGATTTAGAACCTTCAGCACTAAATAAAATTGAAGGTGTTGATTTAATGTCTGCAAGTATTGATTTCCTACTACCAAAATCTACATAAACTGCATTTGAAGTTTTTGTTTTAAAATCAAGTGCAGTTTGCGCAGGAGGGTTACCAGGAATTACATCAACAGTAATTTCTGGAGTTTGCGTATAAAATTCTAATGGGTCATTGCCAGTAAGATAAATTCTAAATTTCAATCTATCATCCTGAACCAAAGTAGGATCTATAATTTTAATTGAAAATTCAAGTTCAACTTCTGTTGCTAACTGAAAAGTAATATTGCCAGTAGTTGCTGGCACAGATTCCATTTGTCCAGTATTAGATGCAACATAAACTCCATCACCAAGCCTACCAAAAAAATCTGTAGTTGGATCATGATGAACTAAAACTCTATTCTCAGTTAATCTTGCAAGAGCACTCAATGCAGTAACACCAATATAACTTCCATCATTAAAAGATCGCCTAAGTGCAAAATCTTTTGTAGTACTTCCAGCACCCAACCATTGAATCAAAAATCTTAATCTAAGACCTCTAACGTCACCAATAAAACCAGGACCAGAAGCAGACCAATTAAAATTTTGATTTAAATTATTAATCCAAAAAGTGTTATTGTGTTCTGGAGCCCAAAAATATTTTGCACGCCAACGAAGTTGACGAAAATTATCTCCTGGTTGACCTACGATCATCATGATATGCTACCGCTATTCAAAGATTCCCTAATTGCATTTTCTAAATCTGTAGTTCTAATATCAGTTGCAAAATTATATTGCCTTCCCATTTCAACAATTTTTTCCATTATCAATCTAAAATCACCAGTTGAAGAAGCAACTAAAATTTGTCCTCTCATTTGTTCAAAACTTACGCGTGCGCCATAAAAACGATTATCATCTCTTTGTTTATCCCAAGTAAATTGGAACCTACTGTTAGTAATCTCGCGCGCGTAGAACGCAACAAAATCCATATCAGCATCTAAACGCTGTTGAACAGTCCGCTCAGTTGCCCCCTTGAATACTGCTGTACTAACTTCATAAACATAAATATCTTCATCAGTAAGAATGGCAGTACTATTTGGGCCATCTGTCCAATTGATTCCTTGAACATGTAATTTTTCAAGGTTCCAAGGAAAATCATCTGTTTCCGACCATTCCCAATTTTTAATTTCATCTGCATAATAAATTGTAAAAGGAGGCACTCTATCCATTTCTGTTTGTGTTCTTTGTCTACCCATCATACTCTCACAATTCTATTTTGATTATAGAAAAAAGCAGCACCAGATTTTTTCGCTGCATCTTCAGTAGTAATGTCACCACGATTTTGATAAAGATATGCAATATGTTTTAGCATAGCTAATTTATATCCATCAATTTTTTCTGGGATTTTAGTTACAAATACAATTTCAATTGTTGCTTCTTTAACTTTGTCATCACCATCAGTCGGCCAAGATTTATCATCTTTCAATAAAATTTCACTAAATTGCGTACCTATTTTCAAGTAATAAGTTGTAGAAATAATTGTTGTTAATACAGTTGCAAGTGTATATTGAACAGTAGTAACAGAGGCTACACGAGATTTTTTTAAACAAATTCTAGTTTCAAAAGAATCAAGAAAAAGTTTCCATGTGCGCGCGCGTAAGTCTACTCCCATGTAGCCTTCTGCATACTGTTGAACAGCAGAAATCATAAGTTGAATTAAACCATTATCCTCATCAGGTGGATCTTTCAAATAAGGTTTAACTTCCTTTGTAAGATCCAAAGCAAGATCGCCAGTAGTTACGATTTCATACCGTGTTGACATTACGATTTTTTACTCTTCATAAAATCTACAAAACTACTACTTGATTTGTCAGATTCTTCTTCAATTTCTTCTTCATCTACATAAACTGCATGTTTATTATGTTCAACAATTCGCGCTGCTTGATCGTCGGGCAATTCTTTTATTTCATCTTCTTTATAACTAAAATTGTAAGAACCAAAATATTGACGACCCTTGCGATTAAATTTAATTTTTCTCACTTGAATACCTCAAATTAACGGGTTAAAAGTTGGGGGCGAATTAACGCCCCCAACTTTTTTCTTACGTGATTTGTGCGGCAACAGGCTTGATTACAGGGTTGCTAAGAATGCAAACAGCACCATGAATCATAGAAGTCCATGCAGCAGTTTCAATATTTTGCAAACGCAAAAACCGTTTCTTGCCTTTATAACCAAATCTGAAAACTGCATCATCTTCTCCAGCAAGAACTGTCGGTGTCGATCCAATTAAATCGCCAGCAGCAACATCGTTTTCTTCTCCACCAAAAGTAATCACATCGGATTCCTCAAGTTGGAAATCAATAGTTCCAGTACCCAAGGTTCCAGAAAAGATTGCAAAAACAACCGATTCAAAACCAAGAGTATCAATTACAGAACCATCAGCAATTGCAGTAGCAGCAACCGGAGTAATTGCCATTGCAATTTTTACTTCTGAATTTAGATCAAATTCTGCCATCTTGATTATTCCTTTTTATTAAGCTGTGAGCTTCAGCAGTTTGATTGCTTCAGGCAAATTAACCAAACCTGTTACCCATCGGTTCATAGTAAACTCAATGATTGCCTTTTTCTTAAGTGTAAATTCATCTCGAATAACACTCAAACCAACTCTATCAACAATCGTATAACCACGTCGGAAATCACCATAAGCAAGTGCAAAAGCATCTGTTCCTTCTTCTGGCATAGAAGGAGCAAGAATGTACCGACTACCAGCAAGTGTATTTGCTTTTGGTCCATTCAACCCAGGTAACCACAAATACGAACCAGTTGTTGATTTCTTTAGTCTAATCTGTGCAAGTGTTTTTCGAGTCATAACAAACACAGGATTGTAACCAACTTTCAATTCACCTTGAATTTCAATAGGATCATCTTCATCAATTATACTAGAACCAGCACTATCCAAAGCGGCAGCTTGAAGAATTGCATCAACTGTAAATCCAGCAGGTTGTTTATGTCCAGTTCCGGCAACAAATCCATTACCTTCACCGAATGCAAAAGCTTCGCCTGCATCACTAGTAATTTCGGATTCCATATCGAATTGCGAATCCATTAGTTGATCTTTTGTAATCGGAGTTGTAAACGTTTGTCGGAACGGAGTCACCGTGATAGATTCATAACTTGAAGTTGAATCTCCACCTTCTTCCGCTTCACCTTCAAACGTTGCAATAGGAATTGTATTCCGAATTGCCATTTCCATAGATTTACCACCAATAGAACGCACACGCGCGACACCACGAATTGCGTCTATTTCAGTAATCTTTTTTACAATGATATTATCAAGTTCCGTCGGAACAAGAATTCCACCATCAACAGCAGAGTCAGAACGAAGTAAAGCTTTTGTTTCAACAGTCAATTCATTGTCAGGAGTTTTACAAAAAGTATTAATTGCTTTGTACTCTTCTGTTTCCTTAAATGCATCAGGATCAACTTGAGTCAAACGTTCATGACCACGAGCAATCTCTGTTTCAAGATCATCAATTTGAGTTTTGACTTCTTTTGCTCGTTTCTCGTCTGCTTCTTTTTCTTCTACTCGAAGAGTTTTAATATCTTTCAAGTCTTGTTCAAGATTTGCAGAAGCTTGCTCAAGAGCAGTAAACTCTGCACTCTTCTTTTCATATTCATCACATACAGCAGTAATTCGTTTTTCTTTATCCTTATCAAACTGGGGAGTGTTCCCCTTTGTTTCAAAGTCTGAGCGAAGTTCGGTAATAGCAGTCATTACCTCTTCGTTTGTAATTTCAGGCATTTTATTTTCCTTATTAGTGGGTTTAAGTTTTGTATCGCTGAATCAGTATCGCACCGACCCACATAGCAGGATCACCCTGCCGTTTAAACATGAATTTTTTTCAATTCATCTAAAATGTTTTCTGTACTTACATGCTCTCTTAAACCAGTACATTGACTGGTAATAAATTGAGCAGCACCTTTAGAAAATGCGCCACAATCTTTCAATGCATTTTCAAGATCTCTTTTGTCAAATGTTTTTACTTCAATAGAATTAAAAAACGCTTTTGAATCTGATGCAAAAGGAGAAACAATTCCCATTTTTGCATAGTACCTTTCTATGTGTTGAATAACTCCAGCCCTATCTGCTTCAGGTAAACCATCACTTTTATCCAACATTGCTTTTGCAGCCTTGAAAATTGCGCGTGGATTAGCTTGTATTTTTCCATCGACAACATCAGCAATTAAAAATTTGTAACTATCAAAAGTTTCTTGCTTATCAGAGTTAAACCAAAGATACGCATTCTTGAATTCAGTAGTTGGAACTTCATTTGAATTTGTTGTTTCTTTAATTCTAGAAGTTGCTGCACTAGGATTCCATATAGCCATTCGATCCATTAAATCAAGATCTTGAAAAGGTACAACTGCTTTTAATTCAAATGTTGCATCTCTATGTAATGGTTCTGGTGTATAGCTACCCTCAATAATAGTTGCTTCAAAAATTTCTCTAACACCTTTTGTAATTTCATCTTTTGTAGCAATAAATCCAATTGATAAATCTGTAAGTACACCTTGTCTACCGAGAGCAAAAGCTTCTCTACCTAACTGAGTTTCAAGATTAATTTCTCCTATAACTTTCAACCCAACTAGATCTTCTACAACATGCTCAATCGGGAAACCACCAACGAGACGACCATGATTATCATTCATTCTAATCATTCTATTGTTTCTGCTTTTATGTTCTTGAATAGAATTTTTAAATGCCCCAACATGAAATCTATCAGGAATTCCAAAACGCCCACCTTGATCTGGTGTCCATCTCGCTAAATAACCTTCAAGAATTCCTAATTCAACTCCATCCCTATGAAGAGACTTGATTTCATCAGCAGATCCGCCGAAGTTTTTAGTTTCCATTACAGACATTTTAAATCCTCAATCCCACGGGATTTCGATTACTTTACCATCGCGCGCCATTTGATTTACTTCCTCTGTAATACTCGCGCGTAAATTTTTTCTTGCATCTGATTCATCTTTAGGACCACGAACATCAAGAACAACTTCCAAATAAATATTAATTGTCTCTGCGCTAGGAACAGCACGAACTATTGCTTTAATTTCTATACCCCTTCCCTTTGCAATAAAATCATCCCACAATTGTTGATTCTTAATTACTAATTTACCTTTTACTGTTTCAGCTATTGTAATTGGCGGTTGCCCTTTACCAAAAACTAAACGGAAAGAATCAAAAACATCTCCATCTTTTAATATTTGTTCAGTTGTTCTTGAAACATTTGCATGAATAATTTTAATAACAGATTCATCAATTTGCCTACCGATTTTTGCACCGCGAATTTTTGCGCGTACTAAAGCAGTTTCAGTTTCTACAGTTACGTAATTTGCATTGATTACATAACCTTCATCCATAAATGATTTCAATTTATTTCTAAATTTACTTACTGAATAACCACCAGTTTGATCTAGTGTTGCATTCGCACGTAATTTTGTAGTTCTTGCAATAATTTCTTTTCCTATAAAACTTGATTCTTCATGTGCCATCCCAGCGGCATTTCGATTATTAAATACTCCAGTCTTTTTACCTTTTACAGCACCATTTCTAAATTCAGGAAGAAAACCTTTTATTTCGTCAATATTAATTTTTACAGAACGATGTAAACGTTGTAAACCAAGGCTAGACTTACCAGAAGCACTACCACCACCAATTAACTGAAGTTCTGGAGTAACACCTTCAGCAACTGTTCTAGCGCCTCTCATAACTTCATCTATGATTTCTTTATGCAAAGCTTGCCTTTTTGCTGTCCACTCACCCCAAATTGTTTCGCCTCTTTCATCGACACCAACTTTATGACGAAACATTTCCATTGTTCCATCTCTACCAACATCTTGAGGTTTCACTAATCGTTCTTGAATAAATGTTTGTGGATGTGCATCATCTATTAAATTTCGAGTTAATCCCTCTCTACCTGTATCAAAAATATCTCTTTCTCTTACTGAGCGAATATCTTGTGCAGCTTCTTTGATATCGTAAGTTGCACTACATCTACATTCAGCAACATTACCAATTGAAGCACCTAAAGAAGTGTCAGCAGGAAACATTAACTTTTCACCACTAACAATAAAAGGTTCATGACTAAATACTCTCTGTTCAGCCAATAAATGATTAAACTTACTTCGTTTATCAAGTGGTGTTCTTACATCTGAGTCACTAATGTTGTGCCACTCTTTAAAAGTTTTAGAAGTTTTGCCGCCAGTAATCGAAGGTTCTTCACCTCGCATAATTTGAATTTGAGTAAGTTTCGCAGTTTCGGCGGTAGCATTTGTGTTTAAACGAGCTATTCCTTTCGCGCGCCCATTAACTTTAATTCGAAAAATTGTACCAGTAGCCTCAGCAATATTTAATTCTTCAACTTGAACTAATGACGTTACATCTGCACTTTCCTTTGCTAGTCTTAATGCAAGTGCTGCTTGTTTTTTAGAAGTGTTAGTAATTCGCCTAGCTTGATCTGCTGCTCTTAACCTGAAATTTCTCGCGACAACCAAAGGTACACCCTGAGTAGTCGCAGCTTTAATTTCAAGCACACTTTTCGTTTCACCCAAATCATTAATTGCATCTTCAACCCTATTTATTGTTAATCTTGTAAAAATTTTACCAACTGTCAAAAAATGATCGTTCAACATTCTTTCAAGTTCTGGCGACATAGCATTTAAGTTTGGAATTCTTCCATTCCTAGCTACACCACGAACAATAATAGTTGTCTGTTTTTGTTCGAACCGATTCCATCGAACAAGAAATTCTTTTTCAAGTCTAAGTTTGAATTGCCGATCTACTTTTATTTGAGTTTCTGTGCTGTAACTAGGCATCAGGATTCTCAATAAAATCAGGATCATTATCTTCGATTGAAACGTCTGTACCGACGGGGATCAAACTTGCTTGTTTGTAAATTTGATCTCCACCTTCATAACCTTCTCTATTAATCAAGGCTCTCAATTCATTATCAGATTCAATCGCCAAAGAAGCACGAACTTTCAATTCTTTATTCCGTCTTGAAACTAATGCAGATACTTCGTCAGGGTCAAATGTTATACGCGCGCGTTTAGGATCAATTCCATATCGAGGTAAAAGATCCATACCAATAGCGCCGAAAATTCGTCTTGATAACGGAATAACTGCATCATCATATAATGCTACTTTACCTTCTTGATAGTTATTCAAAGTTTGTCTTTCGTCAGTAACAAGAGGTAAAGGAACATTATATTGTAATGCTACAGCTTTGATTGCCATCTTTTGCAAGTTCGCAAAATCCATATCTCGATTATTAATACCAACTTCTTTAATTGTCAGTTCACCACCGGCAGTAACTGCAATTGTTCCTGCTTCGTCTGCGCCTGAATATTGTGACTTAACTCGATTTTTAGTGATATCAAAATCTTCTTCGTCCATATCTTGTTCATAGTGAAAAATTAACGACAACCTTCCACCTTTTTCAAGTAACGAAACATTATGCCGCCCACCTAAAATGTGTTGCCTGATTTCTTTCGACGCTGCAAGTAATGGAGATTGACCGTTTAAACGCGCGTTACTTTTCGTCGAATACATTCTAATGTGTGCTAAGTTTCGCAATCCACCATCGGAATATCTAAGAATACCATTCTTGATATTTGGTTTATAAACGCCGGAAAGTGTATTCCCCGAAACGTTCATACTTGTAGGTATTCCTCCAGGACCTTCTATGATTGAAACGTTTTTCATACTAATCGGTTCAATTGCTAACGGTGGTCTACGAAAACCTCCCAAAGTTATATACGAACATTCTCCTGTGATTAAATATTCTTTTGCTAGAAATTCTAATAACAATTCCTTAGAAAAATAAGGCGAAGGTTTATTTATCAAGTCAATTACAGGATGATCTTTTATCACTTTGTTATCAATTAACAACATTGGTTCTAATACAGAAAATGGATTTGTAATCATCCCTATAGGTACACTAACAGACGTAGACTGTTCAAATAAAGAAAGAGCAGAAGAAGCACTAATAGCTGTGCCACTACCAAGAGAAAAGAAAGAACCAAGTTCTATAGACTCACCTAGAACACCAGATTTTCTTTCAACTTTTTGATTTTGATATCCGAACCATCCCATTAAATAAACTCAATCACCTTTTTAAATCTTCGCCTCCAACGATCTTTTAAAAATGCGTATCTTATACCCGCGCGCGCGCTCGCGCGTATGTACCATTTATGCGTTTTTTGCTTGGCCATTATTTTGTCCCACTACATTAACTGTATCTAGAATAAATTGAACAACTTTGTCATCGTTTTTATTTGGTGTAAACTGCGCAGCAATTGCAAATGCACCAATAAATTCAAGTACAACTAAGTAATTAGTAGATATCCAATTAAATGTACCTGTAATGAATTCCATCTGTTCCCCTAAATCCAACCAAAAACTACGTCGGCGGAATAAGTCATTGATTCTACATCTGCTACATCAAGCCAAATTCTTAATGGTGTACCAAGATAACCTCTTGCGTTCTGTCCATCTATATATCCAGCAACAGCATCAGGTTGTCCGAAAAGTATATTTAAAGTATCTGCACCAACTGGGGTAAATGCTGATTCTGAAATTCGATTAATCCAAGCAAGATTTGGTTCAGCAGCCATTCTAGGCCCAATCCCAACTTTATGTTCTTGGAGTCGAACAATCATTGATGGTGTACCAGCAGCAGTTACATTTAAATATAAACTAAACCAAGAAATATCTTTTGGTAAAATAAGAAATTGTTCTGTTATTCTTGCTGCTAGAGGTAACCATGCAAAACTTTCTGTTCTAGACATTAAAAACTCCTTAGTGTAACCAAATTTCTTCGAAGTAAATCATCTCACCATTTTCGTCATTGAATATAACTAGTCCAGTTGAAGTTGGGCCAGCATCTGCATTAGCAGAAGCACATGAAACACAAACTCGTTTACGCATAATCGAATTACATCGAATGCATAAATCTTCATAATGATCGACTACTTCGTTAATCGGGACTAGCATTTTCTACCTGTGGAACATCTACAGTAGTTCCAGCTAAATCATGTGTGCAATCAGAAAGAAATTGTATTTTTCCTTCTTTAACAAATGAGTGGCATCTTTGGTTATCAAATCGAACTAATAAAGATGGACTAAAAGTCCCAAGAATTAAATCACCATCCCATTTCCAAACTGGTTTATTAGGCGGTGTACATCTAGTTCTAAATGAATGTGCAAAATCACAACCAGGACAATGAAATACAATATGATCTTCATTATCATGTTCGTGTTTTTGAAAACGCGCATCACCCATTATGTATTCCGATGCCTATTTAGACGAATCCAAATTGTATATTTCAATTTATCAACTGTCATTTATCCAAACCTAATAGCTAAAATTCCAGCAATCAAACATGCAGTTGCCCATAACCAAATTTTACCAATACTTGCACGAGTCTTGAAAATATCTGCTAACAATGCAGCATTTAATTCATCTTCTCTACCAATCCATAAATCGGGTCGATATTTACTAATGCCATTAATACTCATTTTGGAAATCCTATTCGCAAAAGAAAATTACAAAAAATATTTACGCAGCGATTCCACACACGAATGAGTTCAAACATATTAAATCTGATTACATACTTACAGGACCACATACACCACCCCAGTTGGGATAGACCCCCTTGAACCAGCACCCGAACGCCTCGGGTACTTTATCGTCAGAGATTTCGAGCACGTCGCAGTAATGATCGAAGTTGGCGAAATCCCCGGTGTGGCAACCAAGACATATAAACGGATTTGCTAAAGCACTCATTATACTTCCTTCATTTTATAAAATTAATCACCAGTAATTAAATCAATAGTTCTACATTTCCATGTTCTATCTTCTGCTAATTCTTTTTCACAATCCTTGATCGTACTTGCACAGCCAATGAAAAATAAAAGAAAAATTAAAATTGCAATTACTTTCATTTTATATTCCTTTCTATATATCACTTTTATGATTAAAATTTTTCATTGAATTTTTTAACATTATTTTTTCCATTATAATTTAGAACGCACCAAAGACATTTAATTTCAAATCCTATCTATTGTCGCTCCAGTATTAGACATTAAAAAACAACATCTTGCAGGAGCAACCAATCTATGAATATAATTATATTCATCTTTTCGTGTTATAAAAAGTACATGCCCAATTGTGTCACCTTCTACTTTTCTATCTTCGTCAGGTGCTTGAAAATCTACAACAGTAGTAATACGAATATCCATATCTTTTACAGTTGCATTTGGTGCATCACAATCTTGAAGTGGATCATCAAAATGTTTTACAATAAAACTTTCAACCAAAATTATTTCACTTATATGAGTAATCCATTGTGTTCTATCATGAGTACATATTTTTAAAGTTGACATATCTTTCTACCTCTCTATCTATTTGTCTTTGGTACGTTCTATCTAAATTTTTTCATTAGAATTTTTTTCAAAAAATTTTAGTTCAGAATTTTCTCATAGTGAAAAGAGCCTGGTTCTCTGGCGCAGGCGGGGGTGGCTTGCGAATAAAAAACCCTATCTTTTTTCCAGCAAATAAACATGTTTAACTCTGCTAGCATTGTTTTAATCATCCGATGTGTATCATACCCTTGACACATAATCGTTTAAACGCCATGCTACAACAATCAACTTGATCTTTATATGTCGAAGCTGGGAAATGTTTCAACTCTTCTTTTAGTTCATGCGTCCAACTTGCCATTAAAATATCAACTTCACCATTTTCTACAGCGACACTAAAATCGTCCGCCCTATCTTCCTTATCTCCTGTCGGTCTGTCTAGCTCCACTCGCCTATTCACTAACCTTCTTTGTGTACCTTCTGCGCTTTCT